GCCGCGCGGATCTTCAGGGCGACGTTTTCCAGGTTTCCGGCGTGGAAGGCCACCACGGTGCAGTAGTCCGTGGCCATGCGAATCGAGCAGCAGGTCGCCCAACCCTCGGCGATCACCACGGTGTCTTTCGGCTTGCCTAAAACAGTGTATGCTCCGGCAGAGGGCGTTCCTTGAAGGAATTTCTTTGTCCCGTCGGATTTGATGCGCTGCAGGCCCACCAGGCTGCCCGGGCCGTGGCGCATCGGAATCAGAAGCTCATCGCCCAGCATCCGGGCGCCTTCGGGGGTGATTTGCTTGCGCGGCGGGTACGGGTGACCAGACGGGTCGACGGCGCGGGCCCACATCTCTGCGGCCTTCGTTGCCGCTGCCTCCCGCTCTCGCTGCGCCTGCTCTGCCTCCGCTTTAAGGCGCTCTTCGCGCTCTGCCATGCGGCGTGCTTTTTCCTCGGGGTCAATGGGCTTGCGGTCCTGGGCGCTTGATTTGTAGCCACCCTCCTTGGCCAGGGCGATCAGCGTGCCGATTGTGGCGCGGTTGGATCCGGTGCCGGGCTTGCAGGACTTCCAGACGTCACGTGCGTCTCGGGGGTTGTAGTTTGAGCCCTGTTGGCTCCAGGCGTCCCAGGCGTCGAAGGCTGGCTCGCCAAACTCCTCCTTCAGGATGAAGGCCATCTTCACCCAGGTGTCGCGGTCATCGACGCCGCGAACGAAGGAAAGCATTTTTTCTGCTGTCTCGAGGGAAATGGGGTCCCTCTGCCCTGTTGTTTTTGTTCGTTGCATACCTGGCATGTGAAGGCTGGCGAGATGAAAGGTGGGGCAGCCCTCGCCAGGGTCAGGCCTTGTCACCAGTGGATCAGACTGGTCAAGCCCCGAGAACAGTATAAATCGAAGTGAACGGAAAAACGCAACGCCCGGGTAATAATTTTTGCGGGGGTTTACCCTGCAAGAACGCGCCTAGCATCCTCCACCGAGCGCACGATTCCGGCCAAGGCGCCGCGTTTTTTCATGGCTGATATGAAGGCCGCCTGCTCGGGTCTGACGCGCCCTGTGGCCGTTTTTACCTCGAGATAAAAAGCCCGAGCGTCGGCGTCCCGATGGCCGAACAGATCGCTGAACCCTTTGGGTAGCCCCGTCTTAACGGGCCTGCCATCGGCGGTAAAAAACAGCCCCACGTTTGCACGCGCCACGAAGTGCCCGTCCTGGGACAGCGCGACCATGATGGAGCGCATCAGGTCTGCCTCGGTCATTTGCGCCCGTGCTCCCACACAGCGCGCACCAGGGCCTCGAGCTCCTGGCAGGCTTGCTCGCCGCGTATGTGTACGATGCCGCGCTTTACCGTTTTTCCATTTTCCTCCCGGCCGCGCAAGTACTCGCGCCGGGCGACCTTGTCCGGGATAGACAGGATGTGCCGGGCCTCGCACTCGGACTTCCAAGCGGGACACCAAGTGCACACCACGGTGCCGTTAATCAGCGTAGCGACCTGGTCCGTTTCCAGGCGGTTGCAGCCGGCGCAGGTCATCGCTTCTGGGCCTCCTTAGCGGCGCGGGCGCGGAGCACGTGGCGGGCCCAAAGCTCAGGTCGCTTCATGCCCCGTGCGCGGCCGATCCGGATCAGGTCCGATTCTGTTTGCGACCGCCCCTGCTCCATCTTGCGTTGCTTGATTGCTTGCGCCTTGGCCGCTTCTGTGATCTCTTTGAGCTCCCCGTCGACCTCATCAATTTCACGCGCTATTGGCTGGAAGTGGTGCCCGCACTGGCAGTCGGTCACGATGGACGGCACGGTGGCAAAGCACACGGGGCAGGTCTTGACGGGTATCTCGGACTTCTTGGAGTTCTTGCGCTTTTCGACGGCGTCAAGGGTCCATTCACGCGGGTCGGTTGGTAGTCCGTGTCGCTTTACGTTTCCAGCATGGTCGAGCACGATCAGGTCTGGCTTTCCTGGCGATATGCGCATACCTCGGCCAACGGACTGCAGGAACTTCACCACGGACTGCGTAGGGGTGAGCAAAATCACGCAGGCGATCGATGGCGCGTCAACGCCGGCCACCCAAAGCGCGCAGTTGCAGACCACATCCAGGCTGCCATCGCGCAGGCCTTGGAGCGCTGCATCGCGCTCGATTGCGTCTGAGTCGCCGCTAATAGCCACCGCGCGGTAGCCGGCTTGGCTGAATTGCTTTGCCACGTTGTTCGCGTGCTCTACGGTCACGCAAAACGCCACGGCCGGTCGACCGTTGGCCAGCTTGCGGTAGTGCTCCACGGCGCTGCCGGTGATGACGGGCTTGTCCATCGCGGCCGCCAGCTCGCCCTGGTTGAAGTCCCCCGCGGTGGTGTGCACACCTGAGAGGTCCGGCTCGCTGGGCGCGTAATACCGGATGGGAGCGAGCAGACCTTCATCGATCAGGTCCTGCGTGCTGCAGGTTGGTACCAGGATGTCAGCGACCTCACCCATGCCTCGGCCATCGAGCCTTGTCGGCGTGGCTGTGAGGTGCAGCAGGTGCGCGCCACCGGGGCGCTTAAATTTCGGGCCCGCGCCAGCCCACTCAAAGATCTGTTGATATGTGTTGGCCACCGCCAGGTGCGCCTCGTCCACGATGATGAGGTCCGGCGGCTGGTACCGGTCCAGGCGGCGCACCAGCGTTTGCACCATGGCCACCTGAACGGGTAGGCGGTGGTTTCCATCGCGGCCAGCGGCGATCCAGCCGTGCGCGATGTTCTCGTTGTCGAGCTTCTGGCTCGTGGCGATCAGAATTTCCTTCAGGTGCGCGATGAACCACACGCGTTTATTTTTTGCCAGGGCGCGGCGAATCAGCGTGGCGCTGGTGTGAGTTTTGCCGAATCCGGTACTGGCTACGAGCACCGGTGCGCGGTAGCCGCGGCGGTACGCTTCTGTCAGGTCCTCGATGGCCTTCTGCTGGCGGGGGCGGAGGCTGCCATGCATTAACGACCCCAAAACATCTGAAATGGAAAATCGCGTTCCGTGTAATCACGCTTTTCAAGACTTGGCGCATACTCCCATGCGTAAAAGTCACCCATCGACAAACCCTTCTCTGATGGCAAATAAAGCACACGACGATAGCCAATGAAATTCATCAGGTGCCAATAAATCCATTCAATCATCCTCGTCCTCCTGGTGCTCCTGAATCAACTGCGCCTTAACCAAATCGAGGCAGCCAAGCGCGGTCGGAAGCAGCATGGTCTCGTCGTATTTATGGACAACGGCGAGCAGCTCGTTGACCAGGGCTTGGGTGATGGAGCCGTGGTAGTTCATGGTTGACTCCTGGCGCGGATGGCGTTGGCTAGATATTCGGCTGCGTATGTTTTCATTTCGTCGCCGTGTGTTTTCCAATCATTTCTAATGTCATCGCACACCTTCGCACACGCCTCACGCTCTGCGAATCTCCCCGCTTCAAAGCCTTCCTGATAAGACGTGAAGCTGGATGGGGTGTTGTTGGCGAGCGTATGCACGGCGACAAGGGCTGCAAAGCGTTCGATGGCTTTGTCGGAGGCAACCATGCAATCGTATAAGTCTGGGTTGTGGTGGCTGTTGAATCCAGCCTCCCGCGCCATGCGGGTGATTTCATCTCGGTTCATGCCGCCCTCCGCAAAATTTTCTCGCGGCACTCAAGTGCTCCGCCGTTTTTAAGCCAAATGTCGTTGCAGATTTCTACGCACGTTCTGCGTTCTTCAAGCGCGGCGAGGTCGGCGATTGTTTTTTCGTTTTGCGTGTATTTGTCGCGTTGCGCACATGCAATGATCAGTGCAAATGCAATTTCGCGTGCGCCGAATGTGCCCGGGTAGAACTCTTCGGCAATTTCTTTTATTTCATCTCGTGTCAGTCTCATTCAGACCTCCGCTTTGTGTTTGCACCCCACACACTTTTGATCTGCCTGCCCGAGCGCGGTGTGGGTGTACTGGCACTGGGGCGACATGCGAAACGGGCTTGAAGTCATTTTGGCCATGCGGGTGTGGCCGTCGAGCCACCAGCCGTCTTGCACAGGGATCAGTTTGCGATACTCTGGGCGATTAAAGCAACCATAATTTGCAGATTTATTTTTCATGCGATTCTGGTTTGCTTGGATCGGTACAGAAAACAGGTCGGTCCGGGCACGCGCTCGAGGAGGCCAACGCGAATCAGGCGCCCCAAGGAGCCGTTGATGCGCCGCCGCCCCAGCCTGGCGGAGATGTCCCGCGGCAGCTCGTATTTCGTGGCCGAAATCACGGCCAAAACCAGGCGATCGCTAACGGGCTCGAGCCTCATGCGGTCAGCTCTCCGCCACGCGCAAGATGAGGTCCTCGGCGGTAAGCGGCAGCCCTCGCGCCTGCGCCATGGCCAGGATACGGCCTTGCAGCGCGGACGGTACGGCGCCGTTGCTGCCGCCCTCGTTTTTTGGCTTGCGCCAGCGCACCACGGAGCTCGGGTTTCGCTCCAGGGCGCGGGCGAGCGCACGGACCCCGCCAAAGGCGTTTATGGCCTTGTCAGCGGGCGTTTCGGGGCTGTTTTTTAGGGTTTCTACGGTCATGGCGGGTAAGTGTAGCGTAAAAAGCAACACTCGCCTAAAAATATCTTAAAAATATCCACTAAAACCCCTTGAAGCCCACGATTAGCTGTGGCAAGATGCAAATACCGCAACACCTAAGGGGTCAAAATGCAGATCGAAACACGCATCTCAGGCATACCGTGCATGGTTGAGGTGACGCACTATTTCCGCCAGGAGCCGCACCGCGGCAGCGCCCACACCTGCGACAGCGACTGGGATTTTTACGGGTATACGGACTGCGATTTTGTGGTCCTCGACCGCCGCGGCCGCCCTGCAGCCTGGCTGGAAAAAAAGCTCACTGACACGGACCGCCAGCGCATCGAGCGCGAGATTCAGAATTACAAGGAGCCGCTATGAAAACCAAACTGCTGAAAACCGCCCGACGCCTTTGGTGCACGGGACACGCTGACCGAGAGACGCAACGATCGAATGTGCGCAAGTGGGTGCGATCGATTCGTTTCCTGGGCGACAAGTGGGTGGCAGCCGCGCAGCAAACGCGCCTTGAGACGCCAATGCCAGACGGCCAGATCAGCAGCCTGGTGCTGCCGTTTGCTTTGCGCACGCCACGCAGCCTGGACGAGGCCTACGCAGCACGGAGGCAGGCATGAGCAATAACACAGGTGGACCAGCGTTTCCTATCGAAATCAATAGCGAGATGACTTGTTTAGGCATGACCCTGCGAGACTACTTTGCGGCTAAGGCTATGTTGGCGATGCTTGCACACCCCAATAGCAGTGACACAGCGGGGCCGGAAAGTTTCGCTACTGCGGCCTACACGATGGCAGACGCAATGCTGAAAGCGAGGCAGGCATGACCACCGAGGTTCGCCAGCAGTACACCTGCAGCCGCTGCAACGGTACGGGGCGGTACAGCTTTAACCTGATGCATGGCACCAGGTGCTACGGCTGCAACGGCACGGGCAAGCAAAAAACGAAACCCAAGGCGCCGATGCCGAAGTGGGCGGTGTTTGGCCAGCATCGCGACACGGGTGCGTGGATGCGGCTGTACAACGTGGTGGCGAAAACGAAGGACGGCGCTATTGAGCAGGCTCACCGTGTGTACTCGCAGGCCAGCACCAGCTGGAAGGACACATACACACTCAGCGGCGCCAGGGCGTTAAAGTGGACCGACATGGCCAGCTTGGATGCGCTGAGCTGGGATGACGCAACGAAGGAGAAGGTATGAGCGACCAATGGAGCACCGCATTGAACGCCGATGATTTGCGAAAAATTCAAATGGACTATGAAAATCTGCAACGCAGTGTGAATGCGTTGATGATAGCCAGCATAGCCGTCACGGAAGAAAACAACATCGCGGTGACGGAAGCTATCAGACACGTTCGCGGAAAAGGTGAGCGCTTGGCTAGAGAAATCGTGGCGCAAAGAAAAGCTGAAGTGCTGCAAGCCGAATTGCAAATGTTGTGTGAGGACTACCCTGGCGTGGCAAAAATGATCAAGGAGACTGAATCATGGAAGTTTTGAACGGTGGACCAGCGTTTCCACAAGTCGATCTCAAAGACCACTACGGAATGCTTGTGCCTGATCGACAGGCGGGCATGACCCTGCGCGACTACTTTGCGGTTAATGCAAATATCGGAGACGTCGACGAATTGACGCAACAACAAGGAAACGCAATTCTTGGGCGCAGATGTCCAAGCTATACGGATGATTTGATTGGTTGCATGGCATGGTGGGCGGATTACCGCGCCGTCCTCCGCTACATTGAAGCTGACGCAATGCTTCGCGCTCGGGAGCAAAAATGACTAAACCCGACCCGTACTGGCCTTTCCGTACTACTCCTGCGAAGCCGTACCAGGAGCCCAAGAATTTCAAACCGTATCCGTCTGATGCTGAGGAGGCGCCGATATGAAACCGACTAGCAGGCTGAGGTATGTGGAGCGGACTCAGGTTATGTATTCGCAATCAGACGGAAGCACTATCGGCAAAAAAATTATTCTTCTTCAGCAATGGTGGGAAGATAAACCAGGCGATTACGAAGATGGCGTCACGGCATTTGGCGAATGGCGCAACGTACCTTTGGAGGCTGAGGAATGAGCTCCAAATGGGTAGTCCACACCAAGGGCGGGTACACAACGGACGGCTTTGAGATCTGCGTGATCCGCGACAACAACAAGCACGGCAAGGAGTCCTACGGCTGGTTTGACAAAAACAAGATCATGGTCAGTGCAAGCGGTGGCCCGTGCAACAACAAAATTATCTGGGACGGCCTGGTTGAGCTGGCGCACAAAGTGGCAGACATACTGAACGAAGAGGAGCAATCATGATTTACTTTGAAAAGAGTCAGCCGCACTTTTTTTTATGGCCAGCGCTTGCGTTTGGTCGTGATGAAATTTACGGCTTGTGGGTAGGCATCGGATGGCTAAACGTAGAAATTGGATGGAGAGAGAAAAAATGAAATACACCGCATTAATTCTGGCCATCTGCTGCACAGCTGCTCAGGCCGAGTTTCAAGACGGCAACAAGTTGCTAGGCAACCTGAAGGATTCAGCGTATTTTTCCCAAGGGTATGCCATGGGATACATCGCAGGAATTGCCGACATGGGCCTGGGTGTTGTGCACTGTGCGCCAGCCAACGTAACGGCGGGGCAGCTAAACGATATGGTGAAAAACTACCTGGAGAACACACCGGCCGAGCGGCACTTGTCTGGAGACATTTTGGTTAACCGAGTCTTAAAGACCGTGTGGCCGTGTGCAAAGAGGGGGAGTGCGCTGTGAGCGCGTTGATTAAGGCCGCACGGCAGGCGCTGGAGGCGTTGGAATGGAACCTGCCTGTAATTGAAGATTACGGCGACAAAGAACAGTTAAACAGGCAACACAGAGCCATCACATCCCTACGCCAAGCAATAGAGCAGGCTGAGAAGCAGGAGCCGGTTGTAGCCGGTTCGCTGTCTGTGCGGTATTACCGAGGCAGCAAAGCCATGACCAACACCGATTTTGATTATTTCGGTGATTTACCAGAGGGCGACTACACCCTCTACACCACCCCACAACCTCAGCAGGCTGAGAAGCAGGAGCCGGTGGCGTGGGTTGCTGATGGCATTCTGATGAAGATTGGAATCCCCGAGAAATATACCGGATATCTCTACACCACCCCACCACCTTTAACCGGAGGTGATGACCGCCGTCACATCATCTGCCTGTGCCCTGATTGCGTTGCCCCACAACCGCAGCGTGAATGGGTTGGGCTGACTCAGGAAGACATCGACATTGCCTTTGATGACACGCAAGAGGGCGGTGGGTTTAATGAGTTTGCCAGGGCGATTGAGCAGACATTGAGGAGAAAGAACACATGAGCATAGAAGCAATGAAAGAAGCTCTTGATACTTTGGAAAAAGCCTATGTACTTCAAGAAATTGATGACATTATTCCAAAAGACGCTCCAATTAAGCAAACGGTTAATCGTTTACGCCAAGCCATAGAGCAGGCTGAGAAGCAGGAGCCGGTGGCAGATGTAACTGAAAACGGCATTTACAGAACACTTGCCGGAATAAATTTGCCAATCGGAACCAAACTCTACACCGCCCCACAACCACAGCGTGAATGGGTTGGGCTGACGGAGGATGAAAGGGACGACATTTGGAATCGGTACTGCGACGAAATGGGTGAGGCATCGATCAACGATGCGCCCGACATTGTCCAAGCCATTGAGCAAGCCTTGAAGGAGAAGAACCATGAAAAAAATACCTGACCCGAATGCCTGGCGCGACCACGCCAGTGACTACGAGCGCGGATTCATTGACGGCATGCAAAAGCAAGCGCAGTCCAGCGTGGACCGGGCGATCAACGCATCACTGGACCGAACAGTCGACGCCATGGACGAGGTTGCCCACCGGTTTGCCCACCGGTTGGCGCTGGACCTGGAGTGCGTCTTGGCCAAGTACAGCGGCCCTTGGTACAACCAGGCTTGGGAAACGCTTAGCCAGTACCGGGCGGAGATGAACAAAATTCACGAACAGGTAAGCCCGACGTTTATGGGTGAGCCTCTCATTAAGGAGTAACCATGAATTGGACCCTGATTCTGTACATTTACGCTGGAGTGCTTGCAAGTGGCGACAGCGTTGCGCTAAACCACATCCCCGGTTTCAAGACTGAGCAACACTGCCAAGCGGCAGGAAGCGCAGCAAAACCGCTTGTAAAAGGCAGCGCTAAGGAAATTCGTTTTGTGTGTATTCGCCAGGAGTAACCATGCCCCCGTTTGAACCTCATCCCACTGACCCCGACAAGCTGATCATGCGGCCTGGGAAATACAACCTCCCCCAGCCCTGGCGCGATCTGACGCACGAGCAGCTCGAGGACATATACAGCAAGCACCACGACAGCGCTGGCAACCAGGTGTCGTCCGGTTTTTCCTACGAGCGGGCCATAGAGGCGGCTCTGCGCGCACAGAACGGGGGGGCGGAATGAACCAGCCCTGGTATATACGTCTTGGCTGGTGGCTGTGCGAGAAGCTCGGACATCCACTGCCGCGCAAAGGCTGGGTTTACGACGGCCAATACCACCGCGACTGCCGATTGTGCGGACGCATCGTGAGTGAACCGCTGCGAAATAACGGAGCCCCCGAATGAACACCTGCTCGAAATGCAACCGCGATCGCGTGCCCGAGGGCGGCGTGTTTTTGAACCCGACCAAGTGGGTGTGCGCCGAGTGCTGGCTGAAAATCTTAAACCACCGCCGCGCGGCCAAGGAGCTTGCATGAGCTGCCCGCCAGGAATACTGTGTCACCACCAACCAGACTGCGCGGACAAACGCTGCCCCGGTCGTTACAGTGGGCCAAAATTTTACTCAGGCCCCGCAAAACGAATACCAATGTATCGGCGTCCAATCAGTGACCACGCTGAAGTCATTGTGTTTTTGTCTGGAATTATCGTGGTTCTATTGGATGTGTTTGTTTTTAGAGCGAACATCTGAGCGTGATTTTTTGAAACCAAAACGGAAGCTGAAAGGAGCAACCTATGAAACACACACCGGGGCCGTGGGAATTGTCCGAGGCTGAATACAAAGAGGGATTCGGCACGTACCGCCGCGTTGAACAAGTCGAGCAATTTGGGGACGTTGTTGCATCCGTCTGCATACGGCACGCAGTGAACCACACACTGGACGCCTGCGGGGACGCCAACGCCCGCCTGATAGCCGCCGCGCCTGAGCTGTTGGAGGCACTGGCATCGCTTACGGCAGTCGCACGACGTTACCTGCCGGACTACGACGAGCACCCGGAGGTACAGAAAGCCGACGCCGCCATCGCCAAAGCAACGGGGGGTGAGGCATGATCAAGCAAAAAATCATCAGGGCCAACGGCTCAAAAGAAATTCAGCACGAGCTCGAAATTGCAATCACGATGGGCTGGCTTGTGCATTCGCTGACGGTCGATTCTCAACTGCACGTGTGGATCGCCGTTCTGTACCGGGAGGCAACATGACCACGGTTCACAAAGTAATCTGGTTCACCAGCGGCAGGGGCCTGGTGGGTATTGTTGAGGCCACGCAGGACGACGGCGAGCGCGGGTACTACATCGCGCCGTGCGACGGCTTCAACGAGGTGATCGACGCTAACCTGGTGGCTGCGCACGGGGCAAAGTTTCCAGAGGCTGCGGGGCGGGCGATCTTCGGACCGCTGGACCAAATCAGCGAGTCGCTTTCAGCGGCAGCCGCAAAAATCGGAGAACAAAATGGCAACTGAAATCATCGTCCCCAGCAATCAAGAACACTGGCTTGCCATGCGCAAGCAGGATGTCACGTCCACGGAATCAGCCGCGCTCTTTGGCATGTCGCCTTACGTCACGCACTTCGATCTGTGGCACCGCAAACGCACGGGCATCGTGCCTGAGTTCCAAACGAATGAGCGCATGAAGTGGGGCAACCGCCTCGAGGCCGCGATCGCCTACGGTATTGCAGAGGAGCAGGGCTGGGAGATCAAGCCTTTGAAGGAGTACTTTCGCGACCCCGACCTGCGCATGGGATCGAGTTTCGATTTCGTGATCACCAACCTGCCCGGCGGCCCGGTGCACCTAGAGATCAAGAACGTCGATTACCTGGCATTCAGAGATGGCTGGCTCGAGCACGAGGACGGCACGATCGAGGCCCCGGAGCATATTGAGATGCAGGTGCAGCACCAGATGGCGGTGTCGGGCTTTGAACGCGCGTTCATTGGGGCGTTTATTGGAGGCAACAGGGGTGTGGTGATCGAGCGCCACCGAGACGAGCCGGTGATCAAGGCAATCCGCGCACGCGTGGCCGCCTTCTGGAAAACGGTGGACGCAGGCCAGGAGCCCGATCCGGTGATGCCAGGAGATGCCGAGGTGATCATACGGCTCAACCAGTACGCCAAGCCGGGCAAGGTGCTAAGCGCCGACGGGGACGACACGCTCGCCGCAATGCTCGAAGAATACAAAGTCGCCGCCGCTGCCGAGAAAAACGCCAAGGAGGACAAGGACGTTGCCAAGGCAAAAATATTCCTGCACATCGGAGACGCCGAGAAGGTGCTCACCAGCTCCTGGAGCGTGAGCTGCGCGATGCAGGCCGACACGCCGCCAACGCTGATCACAGCCGACATGGTGGGCAAAACCTACGGAGGCCGCGAGGGTTTCAGAAATCTTCGTTTATACCCACGCAAACCCACGAAATGATGGTACACTGGTTGGAAATTCCAAACAGGAATCCACCCCGCCACCGGTCGGTTACCGGTATTTTTAGGAGTAATCCAGATGAGTAATCTCCCCGCAGTACAAGAGGTGCGAGGCGCAATTGAAAAAATGGCCCCGCAATTTAAAGCCGCTTTGCCGGCGCATGTGAGCGTTGAAAAGTTTGTGCGCGTGACCCTCACCGCCGTGCAGACCAATCCCAACTTGCTTGAGGCTGACCGCCGCACGCTGTTTGCCGCCGCCACCAAGGCCGCGCAAATGGGCCTGCTGCCAGACGGCCGCGAGGGCGCAATTGTCACGTTTAAGAACCAGGCGCAGTGGATGCCGATGGTGGCCGGCATCATGAAGCTGGTGCGCAACTCGGGCGAGATCAGCACTTGGTCGGTCCAAGCGGTCTACGAGAACGACAACTTCGACTTCTGCCTGGGCGACGAGGAGCACATCACGCACAAGCCCGCGCTTTTTAACCGCGGCAAGCTGATTGCGGTGTACTCGATCGTCACCATGAAGGACGGCGAGAAGTCCCGAGAAGTTATGTCGGTGGAGGATGTCAACCAGATCCGCGCGCGCAGCCGCTCCGGCCAGTCTGGCCCCTGGGTGTCCGACTTCGCTGAGATGGCCAAGAAAACGGTTGTGCGCCGCCACAGCAAGCGCCTGCCGCTCTCCACCGATATCGACGGCGTGATCAAAGAGGACGACGAGCTGTTCATGCCTCCAGAGCCCGCCCAGGCCGCCCAGGAGGCGCCACAAGCCGATGAAAAGCCGTCTGCGGCCAAGCGCCCCAGCCGCTTAAATAAAGTCGCTGAGCAGGCGCCAGAGGGCGCCCCGATGCCTGATGATGACGGCGTGATCGACGTGCCGCACACCGAGGTGTCTCACGATCAAGAGGCGGATAGCCCGATCTAAAGTTTTGGGCCGAAAGCGGATGCTGTGAACCTGTGGCCGCGCGTGAAGTAACACGACTGAGCAGGGGTTGGAACCGGACTACTAAGCCGAATCCCCAACCATTCACAGACGCAGCGAGTAGGCCCACCCAACAGGAGAAACGCATGCGCGTCTACATAATCAAGCCCAAAGGCGATGGCGACATCAGGATGGTCATGGCAAAAAGCTATGCCCAGGCCATCCGTTACGCACTCCAGGATGTGTTCGAGGTATTCCCGGCCACAACCGCAGAGGTAGCCCAACTCGTGGCGGACAACTGTCCAATCGAGGAAATCCAAACTGAAACTAAGGAGTAATCTATGAGCGAGCAGAAACCAACCCCCATCAGCGTTGCGGCCGCAACCGATGTGTCCGAGTTCTTCACCGATCTGGACGGCGGAATCTTTGAGCGCAAGCTCTCGATCGCTTTGTCCCAGGTGGCAGCCGCCTGCACCGACCACGACAAGGTCGGCGAGGTAAACATCAAGCTGTCGTTTACGCAGATTCCTGGCACCGGCCAAGTGCGCTGCGAGCACACGCTCAAATTCGTGAAGCCCACGTTGGACGGCAAGTCTGGCGAGGAAGAAAAACGCGCCACCGTGCTGCACGTTGGCAAATACGGCGCCCTCTCGCTTGCTCAGCCTTCGCTGATGGGTAAGCAAGGTGAGCTGGTTTAAGGAGTGGTCATGTTTGATAAAGACACCCTTAAGTCATTGCAGGAAAGCCATGCAATTGATGCCGCAAATGACAGTATTCCTGTCGTTGGTGTGGCCGCGCTACCTTCAGACTACAAAATTCACGACGTTGAAAAGTGGATGGAAAAGCGCCGCCGCGCAATTGGATCCATGAAAACAAGCGCGGTTGATGACTTCGCTGCCTACGTTGACCAGCATGCCGAAACAGGCGCCACGGTATTTGTAAACGCAGAGGCCATGCGCGCAATTGCGGTGCTCAATCTGGGAGCTCCCGAGACGCCCGGCCACGCCGACAACACCGCCGAGTTTGCACCAAAGGCCACGGCCGCTTTTATGGCAATGAATCAAATTGCAAACGGCCAGCCGCGAAGCCAGCAAGAGGTGGCCGAGTTTATGGAGGACTGGCCAAGCCTGGTGTCTTGCTACAACGAAGAGGGCAACATTGCAAACCCTAAAGCAATCGCCGCTGTGCGCAAGGTCAGCATCGAGTCCATGCGCAAGATGGAAAGCCAGGAAAAGCAGCTATCTGCCAGCCGCAGCGCATTCGAAAGTGTGCAGGCCACCAGCACTGAGCCGCTGCCGACGCTGATTTATTTTGAGACCGTGCCTTACCACGGACTGCAAAGCCGCCTGTTTGTGATGCGCCTTGGCGTTCGCACTGGTGGCGAAAAACCGGCCATTACGTTGCGCATCCAGAACATGGAGCAGCACAACGAAGAGATGGCCAAGGAGCTGACCGAGATCGTTGCCAGCGAAATTAAAGAAATTCCCGTGCTAATTGGCACATACACAGCAAAGTGAAAACCATGAACCAACCCACCCCCGAACAAACGCTGAACATCAAACTCACCATCGGCGAGTACAACTTTCTGCACGCCATCCTGAGCGACTTGCCCACCAGGAGCAACGCCTGGGTGCTGCGCAACAACATTGAGATGCAGGCAAAGGCGCAAGCTGAAGCGCAAAACATTCCGGTCGTGGATCCCAACACTCCCGCGCCGGCTGCTGAGTAAAACAAGGACCGCTTTCGGGCGGTCCTAAAGGAGTACCGAATGGAGAAATTTGAAAACCAAATGCTGACGCCGCAAGAGGTCTCCCAACTGATCAAAATTTCTGTCGGCACGCTGGAAAACTGGCGCCTGGCAGGCCGTGGACCTAAGTTTTTCAAAATTGGAGACGGACCTCGAGGCCACGTTCGCTACCGCCTCCAAGACGTTGAGGATTGGATGTTTGAGGACGCCAAAGAGGGCAGCAAGTGAACCAGTCCCGCACCGCCTCGCTGATCGAGTCCGTGTTCAATGTGGTGATTGGCTACGGCGTGGCGCTGGCAAGCCAATTGGTCATCTTCCCGATGTTTGGCATTCACATCCCGCTGTCGGACAACCTGGCGATCGGCGCTTGGTTCACCCTCATCAGCCTGCTGCGCAGCTATGCGATCAGGCGCTGGTTTAACGCGCGGCTGCACAGAGCTGCGCAGAAACTTGCTGGAATATGAAACGCAAAAAACAGAACCGCAAAACCGTTCACATCTACCACTACAGCTTGATTGATGTGATGATGGCCAGCCCCAGCGAGCCGCTACCGAGCAGGCACCGTGTGCACCAGCTTACACGCATGCACCAGGGGCTTGATGCGCTGGAAAAATCGCCCCATCCGACCAGGGACGACTGGCGCGTTGTAAGCGATGCGGTAAACATCATGGAGACGTTTATTACCCAGGGTCCATGGCTGGACTGCGATGGCGACTCAGTTGAAATAACGGATGCATCGGGCCTGCTGTCAGACGCTGTGCAGGCGCTTGCAACGGCTGGACGGCGTTATAAGGCCGGCGGTAACATTCGGCTAGACGGAGCCGGCATACAGGCCGTGCGAGCCGTTTTGGCGGACTACGGAGATCTGCTCGACGCGCTGCCCGCCAGGACAATGTTGCAAGCGCATAGAAAAACAGAAATCAGAATTCGTGAAATCCTGGACGGCAAGAAACGGCCGCATGACGTGGAGGTGATGGACCTATGAAGCAATTTGATTCACAGAGTCTTATCAACGGACTCGACAAAACAACCGTTGACGGTTTGGCCGAAGCGTTACTGATTGCTGTGACAAGTCTTAAAGACGATCATGGACGGTATCTCATAATTCGGTTTGATCCAGACCCAATAATCAACATCAAACATGCCAAAAGCGTTGCGGCCATGCTGCTTGGAGGCGCAAAGTGACCCCAGAAGAGATGCAACTCGACATGATGGTGGCCGACCTGGACTACGAGAACCGCCTCCTGCGCGCGAGAGCTGATCGCTTGACGAAGGAAAACGAATCGCTGGCCGAGCAGATCAAGAAACTGCACGCAGAGATCGACGCGTATCGCGTGCAGGCGTATCCCAGCACACTCAGACGCCGTGAAGAAGATCCATGCCTTGGATGTCGAAAAGGTGGCGTCTGTCGCACACTAAATTGCGGCCGTCTCAAACTACCAGAGAATCATCCGTACCGTGTCGGAAACTAACTCGCCCTGGCCTTACATCCGAGCCATTCTGGGGCCCGGGCTGCACTGGTCGAAATCTCCGGAGATGCTGGAGGCGGCTATCAAACGCGCCGAGCGTGACGGCCAGCACGCGGCGGCGGATCACCTGCGCATCATCCTCGACCAGATCAAGATCGTTGGATTCGTGCTCCCGAAGTAAAAAAAACCCCGCCGGGTTAGGGCGGGGTGAACCTTCACAGGGAGACAACTGCAATCATTCCAGGCTCGCCGGTAGGCCGCCTCTGGGTTTTTGAGTCTTGAGCCACTCTTGCTCGAGTTCGTTTGATGGCTCGCTGCGTGTGCCGATTTCCGACTCAATTGTTGAGGAGTCCTCGCCTTGAACGGAAGGCGGGTTGAAGATCGAGGTTGTTGCGCCCATCACCGTGCCGCGCTCGCCGGCGGTGGACTTAACCGCCTTGGGCACCTGACCCGCGGCGTGCTGCTCGAGGAACCTCACCACGGCGGCCACCTCAGCGGGGTCTTTTGCCATCAGCATGTCGGCGAGCTTGTCGGCCACCTGGGGCGTCATGGTCGACTTGCTGGCTAAGCGTGCGGCCATGCTGGTCAGAGCGGGCCAGAATCCGCCGGTAATCGATTGAACCATGGCCTGGCCAACGCCGGGCTCTTCCTCGAGCGATTCCTTCAGCGCGCCGCGCTTTGCGGTTTGTGAGCCGGCCAGGATCTTGTTGGACTGAGAAAACAACTGCGCCTCGCGCTCGAGCGCTGCCTTGAACAGGCGGAAGTGGGACGGGTCATCGAACAACGGCTGCAGCTTGGCGGCCGTTTCGGGCGAGTTGATGATTCGGCTCGCCGCGTTGAAGTTTGTCGACGGGTCCATGATCTGCCCGTACAGGTTGCGAGCAACGCCCGTGCGGAAGGCGGTTTTCTCAGCCTCTCCCATGCCAGAGACCATTTTGATGATCTGCTCGTGGTCGAGCTTGCGGAAGTCTGCCATACCAGCGCGCATGGCGTCCAGGACCTCCATGTCGCCCGCGTAGGCCTTGCGGGCATCGCGGTAGGCGGGGACGTTATCGTCGATCGCGTCTACAAACACTTTGCGCAGGTCACGCAGTGCGCTGGCCTCTGCGGTGGACATGCCTTGCCCCTTAAAGCCGGACTCAATCGTGGCGTCGATGCCGCGCTTGATGTAGTCCAACGTTCTAACGTCCGGCAGCTTTGTCAGCTCCATAATTTCCGCGCCGCTTTCGGTGAATCGACCGCTGGGCTTGTAGATCTCGGGCAGCGCAAACCGGCTGGGGTCCTCGCCTCGCAGCTTGGCCGCTTGGGCCTCCGTGTCGGCGATGCTGCGGGCCTTGGCGAAGAACTCCTGAAACCTCGGATTTTTCAGGGCTTCCACGATACGCGGATCGTCCACATCGCCGTGGGCGTAGGCGTTTTCATAAACCGTGTCGGCTTTTGTGCGCAGATCTTTGACCATTTTGGCCTCGTCTGCGTAGAAATCGCCTGGCTGCAGGCCCTTCTGGACCTGCTGGTAGGTGCGCTCACGTGCGCCGGTTTTTTGCTGGGTGAGCGTTTTCTCCACCTTGCGGGTGCCCTTGCCCGTGCGCTGGGCCACAGCCTCGGCCAGATCGGCCATGGCGGCGTCAACGTTGGCTAGGGTACTGGGTACCCCCATGGCGCGGTCCTGGGCCGCTATGCGCTCGATTTGCTGGGGCGTGAGGTTTGACTCGCGCATGGCCTGGGTGAACTTCTCGCCCGCACGTTGGGACACAACGGCCTCCGTAGGCGCTAGGCGCTCACGCAGCCACTGGCCGGCCCCCTTGGCGCCACGCAAGACAACGGGCGTTCCCACGCCGATGGCGGTACCAAGCGTGCCGCCAACAAGAGCTCCCGTGCCCCGCTCCCCATCCGTGGCCGATCCAGCCCCGGAGATGGCGCCTGTGGTACCGCCAAGGGCCGCCAGACGGCCAAGGGTGCCAAGGGTTGAGCGCTGCATCTGAGCGGCAGCGGCTGGCTGGGCGCCGGGCACAAACATCATGCCGATTGCAGGCGCCATGCCACCGGCAAATTCTGCCGCCATGGCCGTGCCAGGGTTTTCCCTTGCATATTGAGCGTACTCTTGGCGAATTTGCTGCAGCGCTTGCTCGTAGGGCTGATTACCGAGCTTGGAGCGCAGCCAAGCCTCGCCCTCGTCGCCCCAGCCCATGCCCAGGCCCTGGCCCAGGAAGGCCCGGGCTGCGTTGGTGATGCCGTCAGCCATTACTCAAGCCCTCCTGCCGGGGATGTGTTGCGATACAAACCCTGGTTGATTTCGTTCATGCGCTTTTGCAGCTTGTCATAGCCGCGCTGCAGGGCACCGTAGGCGTTTACCATGATGCGCTTGCGCTCCTCCTGGTTCTTGGCCTTGGCGCCGGACACCATTTGCAGCAGCTTAATGTCCGAGTCGGACAGCACGCCCTTCATCTTCTCGGACGCGGAGCTGATCATCTGATCGGTCAGCAGGTTTTCCAGCTCTTGCGTGTTGAGCAAAATTGGGTCTTTGGATCCTGCGGCCTCCAAGACAGCGCGCGAGGCCTTGTCGACCAGCGATCCGGACATGCTGTTTTTGTTCAGATCGAAGGCGCGTTTCAAGATTCCCATGGAGCCCTGAATTGTGCTGAGCGAGTCCTCGGTGTCTGTTTTCAACTTCACCTCGGGAGCGGTCAGCTTGGTGGCTTGCTCCTGCTGGAAGCCAAACTTCTGCTGAGCGAGCAGCATGTTTGCTTGAGCGGTAGACACGTTTGCAAGAGCGGCGTTGATTTGCGCCATCTGCTTGTCAATGTTCATGTCCGAAATCGCCTGAACGCGCTTTTGGAACTCGGGCGTTCCGGGCGTCAAACCCTCGTCCTGAGCCTGTTTTCCAGCGGTGGATGAAGGCTGGCCGGACTTCACATAGTCCTTGATAAGCTCCGTGGCGATCGTGCGCTTGTCCTTCATGCCTTCGGCGGACAGTTGGCGCAGCGTGGCCAGGTCCTCCTTGGCGCCTGTCATGCGCAGCTTTTGCGCCTCCAGGCCAAGCTGCAACTGGCGATTGCGCTCTGCAAGCATCGATTCGCGCTGCTCTTTGTTGATCGCAGCCGCCGTTTCGCCGGCCTTGCCCAGCGACTCCATGAAATGGCCCGTCTTGGTCGGAGCGCCAAAAGCGGCGGCAAGGCGGAAATACATTTCGGCCTTGCTGGGACCCGTCTCAGCCGGCTGCCTCATGGCGTCTTGCAGCATTTTGTTGAACGCCTCGGACTCCCTGGTCATCGTCTGACGGGCAGCACGAAGCTCCTGGCTGTAGTCGTCTCCCTGCGGAAAGTACCGACCGAGGAGGGACAGCAACTGCTGGTTTCCACCAGGTTGCACAGGAATTACAGGTTCGGCAACGGGGGCAGCAACGGGAGCCGCAACGATGGGAGCGTTTTGGACGGGCAGAGAAATACTAGGCTCACTGCCCATGTCGTAATTCGAAGCCAGGTCGTAGATCGATGGCATGTGAGCCTCCAAAAATTATTAACCAAGCATTTTGCTCAGGCCCGCCCCTGCGGACAACCCGGTAGCCAGCTGCTGCAGAGGTGATGCAGAGTAGGTAGCTCCCGTGGTCGTTCCGCTTTGCGTTTGCTGCGTCTGCACGTTCGGCGCCATGCCGCGCACCTGGGTAGACAGCCAGTCGAGCTGCGTCTTGGGATAGTTCAATCCGATCAGGTACTGCTGGTACGCGGCATCTGCTTGACGCTGTGCAAGCTGCTGCTGAGCCGAGCCTGCGGCCTCGAGGGCGGCTACGTCTTGCGTGCGCATTTGCTGTCCCTGCTGCGCCATAGTGGCCAACTGCTGCAACGCAGACTGCTGACGAGCCAAATCGGTCTGAGCCAGTTGGCCAGACTGAGCGCCAAGAGAGGCCAGCATCTGTTGCTGCTGTCCCGTCAAGGCTCCGGTCTGCTGAGCGGTGCTTAAAAGAGCTTGCTGCTGTTGACCGGTAAGTGAACCCGTTTGTTGCGCGGCGCTCAAAAGTGCCTGTTGCTGCGCCTGGGTCAAGCCTCCAAGCTGCGTGCCAACTTGTCCCAACGCTTGTGCTCGCGCCATTTCCTGCTGCGCGGCCTGCTGCTGAGCCGATGAGAGAGCCTGACCGCCTGCCATGATGGCTTGCTGCTGAGCGGTTCCAAGGCTGCCAGCCGTTGAGGCCAGACCTGCTTGGCGCTGTGCCTCTTGCTGAGCAGCAGACAACGCTTGGCCGTAGCCGGATTGCATAGCCTGAGCCTGTTGATTCAAAATCGATTCCTGCGTGTCACGCAAAGCGCGAGCGCCAAACTCGCCCATGCGAGTGCCGCCAAACTGACCGGCACGAATGAACGAATCGGACACGGCTGGCAGTAAGTTCTCCGACAGGTTTCGAGCGCCAAGCCGAGCAATTTGATTGGTAACTGACTCCGTGTACGGATTCATGTACTGCGCAATATCCTGCGCAGATGTTTGCGCCGCCTGTTGCATATACGGAGCAGCAGCCGTCAATCCAGATCCCTGCAGGCTGGCTTGGACGTAAGGCGACAAAGTGCGAGCTCCGGCGCCTGTATCAATACCGCCAAGGGCCTGAGCCTGTTGCGTCAAATACGGTTGCGCAGCTCCAACGCCGCTGGTAGCCGTTGCTTGAGACAAAAGCGGCTGAGCCGCTTGCAGCGCATTTGTACCCGCTGCTTGGCTCAAAAGAGGCTGAGCCGCTTGCATAGGGTTCATTGCGGCCGCTTGCGCCAGGTAAGGCGCGGCAGCGTTTGTTGCACCCATGCCGGTCGTCATGGCTTGAATTCCGCCCTGAGCCTGGCTAAAAGGCTGTAGCCACGCGTTCTGGTTAGCCGTTACAGCGTTCCAGGCTAGTTGCTGCTGAGGTGTAGACCCTGATACCAACGTTCCGCTGTACGGCGTGTACGGCGTATTGGCCACATTTGTAGCCTGGTAGATCTGGTTATAAATTGCATCCTGCAGCCACTTCGGTGTCTCAGTGGTGCTGGTGACGTAGGAGGTGGCTTTTTGGGGATCGCCTTGAAACAGACCTGGCATGTTATACGCTCTCTTTCATCTGAGCGTCCATTAGGACGCATCTTTCAGATATGACAACGGCGATTTGGCGTTCGCGCTGAACTTGCCCCGTGCCATGGATTTGCCTTTGTGTTGTCGGATTTTAGCCCGCATCTCATCTAAACGGCGAGCCCCATCTTTCGTTGATCCATCGCCCAACAAGGCCACGGTCTCGGCGTCCATCACGTACTCGCCGTCCGACAGGCGCGCTGGGATGGTGTCATCGCGGCCAGATCCGCCGCCTCGAGCCAAGCGAGAAAGCGGTCCGCCTTGTGCAAGATTTTGCGTTGGCTCGACCGGGTTGTCGTAACTGCCCCGGCTTAATTTGTCCCAGTTTTGCGCCACAAAAATTCCGATCGGAACTCCCTGCATCTTCGCCGCAGCTCCAATCGTGTCCCAATTCCAGGTGCGCAGCGGGCGGTTAAAGTACTCCTGCTGCTCGGGCGTCATTTTTGCCACAACCTGCTGCACCTCCTCCGGCGTTTGGGCGGAGCTGAACATGGAGAGAAGGGGCAGAATGCTGGCCGCCGAGGAAAGACCACTCATCCCCATCTTGTTTCCTGATGAGGACGCTGGCTTTCCAACGGAATCCGCTGCCATGGAGCTAAGCGGAGATTTTTGGATTCCGGTGCCCAGATCTGGCTGCGCAGAACCGCTGAGGCCTGATGGTTTTGTCAGCGAGTAGTCGACAGAGAGCTCAGACGGCCCGGAGTATTGGGGTGTTTGAAATTTATTCAGCGAGTAATTTGGCGTCAAGCCCATTTCGGGAATGCTGCTCAAATTCATCTGCGGAGCCCGCAGCCCCTCAACGGCAATGTCTGAGGGCGCCTTAAGCCCAAGGCCGCCAGAGCTTGAGGGCGTAATGTCGTACATCGGATTTGTGTACGTCATGCCCCTGGCCAGCCCCGTCAATGCCCCTTGAGCCAAGGCCTCTTGAGGCGTGGCCCCCATGGTCAGCGCGTTGCCCACCTGAGAGCCAGCGGATTGAAGGCCCGCGCCCATCAAGCCCCCTACATTCTGTGCGGCGCCGGACAACGTGCTGCCCAGGTACCCGCCCGTTGCGCCTTGCAAAGCGCCTGCCGTGGCCCCCTGGCCGCTCAATGCGCCCTGAGCCGCCCCTGCCAAGGTGCTGCCCACAACGTTTTGTGCTGTGGATCCCAAGCCAAGGCCTGCCGCATCGCTGATACCTTTGCCAAGAGCGCCCGCGCCACCAGCGCCTAAAGCGCCGCCAATTGCGCCTTTGAGTGGGTCGCCACCAGCCATGGCGGACGATGCACCGCCGATAACGGCCCCACCGAGGGCGCTGGCAGCTAATCCAGAGGCCCCAAGGGCGGATCCGATTGCCGTTCCAATACCGGGCGCCACGATCGACAGCACAACCGGCGCCACAGCGGCCACCAGCTTGCCAACGCCGCCCTTGAACTCGACCAGGCCCGTTGTGGGGTTTACGGTACCGCCGCCGCCCATACGGCTCAAAATGGCCGCCTCGCGAGGGTTGATGTGCGCGAGCATGGTGTCGCCGCCACGACCAGCAGCGGCCATTTCACGCGCGGCGCGAGCCAAGCCGCCACGGGCAAACGCCTGCGAGGCTCCGGATCTGTAGCGGGCCTGAACCTCGTACAGGGCCACCAGCATGGACAGGATCAGTGTCGGATCAAACTCTTGCGGGAAATCCTCCTCTGAGCCAAAGCCGGCACGAATGGCGGCCTCGCGGACTTTCGAGTATTCCTGCGGGCTTTGCAGCACATACTCCAGCGTTGCGACCAGCTGGTCCACCATCTGCTCGGTAATACCAGGCATGCTGGCAATACGAGATTCAATGATGTCGGCAGCTTGCTGCACCTGCGGGTTGTTGGCCGCCATCGCCATGATCGTTTGCTTGTCCATCATTTACTCCTGCGATTCCATTTGTGTTGATCGTAATCTTCGCGCAAGAAACCGTAGACGCAAAGATCGTCGTCCTTGAAGGCTCGTCGCATCACGCCTTCAAGTTGAAAACCAAGGTGCTCATCGAATCGACGAGCCGCAACATTTTTAGCTCTTACAAGACCGGTCACGCGCTGCACCATGTAGTGCTCAAAGGCGAATTTGAACACGCCGCGGAACATTTCCAAAGCGGCACGGGGCGTTGCCCATTCCGCTCCTGGTTTTGCAGCCGTATGCATGTCAACGTTTGTCTCGGTAAAGTTTGAAAGCACAACCACAAACGCAAAATCGCCGCTTGAATCAACCGCCGACAAAGCCCGACAAAACCCAACGGGGTGCTCGATGCCGAGTACGTTTTTTGCCCAATCGATTGCTTCTTGCTCACGTTGCGTTCCGATGTATTTCATGACAACGAGCCCACCATCCGCTCGGCCCATTCGCGCCAGTCGGTGAAGCCGTAAGGATTGGGCAAGTTTCTGCCAATCGTGGTGTTGTTCAAAAACTGCACGCCCCAGTCCTGCCAACGATTCGGGTCATCCAATCGCCCAAAGGTGCCATAAGGGTCCAGGTCAAGATTGATCTGTGACGCCCAATCGAGCAGCTCCATTCCGGTGGGCAGCGTGATGATCATCCCAGCACCGTCTTGTCCCCGGTCTCGAGATGACCGATGATCTGACCCATCTGGTAGTCGCCGTACAGCGCGTTGGACTCAAAGCGCAGGCGCAACTCGCGGCGCTGTTCTTTGAGCATGACGATCTGCTCGTAAGGCTGGCTTGCCTGGTCCGGGAATGTGAAAAACGAGCTGTAGACCTCTGGTGCACGGGCGTTTGCGCGGCCGGTTACCTGGACGGTCATGGGCCCGTTTTGCACGAAATCGGGCTCAATTGCTGAGATGCGCAGGTACTCGTTCGTTCCCTGCGCGGTGGGTGAGAGGTCTGCCGTCTCAAAGTACGACTGAATCGGGGCGGCCAGGGTGCCGTCAATTTCATCCACGCCCTGCTCGTGCACCCAGGTGCGGTATCCGCTGGCAGAAGGCACAGCGTCGACTAGGATCGGGGCGGCAAACCCGTTGTTGTACCCACCGGCAGAGCGGCCAGCGGAGGGCAGAGCCGTGTCGTACCAAGTGTTTTCTCGCACGTTGTAGATCACGGCGTGCGTGCACTCTGTGGCGTCACCGCGAGGGTATGCCCACCAGATTTCGCCGTAACGCGGGACCTTCCAGGCGAAAACCTTGCTGTGCTGCTGCGGGTTCAAGCCGTCGAGAAAGTAGTTTATGTTCAGCTGGTTTGGCACGTCGCGCACCACGCCGTTGAACATAAAGAACCGGTCCACGCCGGCCCAGAAAAACACGCCGTCGTAATCCACGACCGAGTCGGCCGAAAGGATCGAGGTGTCTGTGGCGATCGTGTCAAACTGAAACACCGTGGCGCCGCCCGTGAAGGTGGCACGAATCACCGCGTCGTAGGCCCAAAAGAGTCCTGCCGGGGCGGAGCCAGAGCCTGCGCGAAGGGGCATGCCTTTCACGATCTTCTGGCTCCACACGCGGGCGATTCCAGAGCCAGAGCCGGACAGGTCGGTAGGCTCTCCGGCCACGGACCAGCCGATGATGCCCGCCGTGCCGTAGTAGAACAAATACGGGTGCAGGGCCACGATGCCGCCCGTTGCGTTTGCACCGGCGGGGAGTTTCACGCTCCGCAAACGCGCCGTGCCAAGCAGATCGCCGTAGAAAATCTGGCCGCCAACGTCGTTACACAGGCACTGTCCGTTTGGCGCAACGTGCGCAAGGAGGGCGTTGTAAGAGGTGGAGGAGTCGAAAATCGCCTGGAACATCCATCGATTTGCGCTGGACGATACCAAGGCGTCAGATCCACCGGCCATGTTGGTGGATGTAGCCGTGATCGTTGTCGTGGTTGCGGCCACCACATACCCATCCGTTCCCGTGCCAGGCGTGACCGCCGTGATGGTGATTACCGTGCCAACGGCCGCAGCCGTGTAGTCCGGGGTGGATGTGTGCAGGTTAATGTTTGTTGCAACAGCCGTAGCCGTTGTGGCCAAGTCCGTAGTGAAGGACACAGCTCCGGACATGATCTGAACGCCGTTTACCGTGATCCCGTCCACGGAGCCTGCTGCGCCGCCTGTGAGCGTCACGGTACCGGTGGCAGAAATGTTAATCGGCGTGCGGTTGGTAACAACGCTTGCATTTTTGCTTGCGTCGATCGTGAACCGCTCCAGCGTGCTTGGACCGCCGCTGTGGCAGTACTGCAGCAGCTGCTGGGTAAAGCTCATGAAGCCGCGGGAAATTTCGGTCAGGTATTTTGCGACAGACCTGTATCCGCCGATCTTACGAGGCAAGCCACGCTGAAAACGGACCCACTGGCCGTCGGTGTAGAACTCACCGTCGAACTTGGTGCCGTCGCGCTTAATGCCGGGCTGGGAGCGGAGGATTGCGGTTGGCATGATCAGAACGTCCCGCCAACGACAACGCCCGAGGGCGCTATGCCAAGGGCCGCGTAGGCGGCGTTTCCGTCTACAGCCGTGAAAACGGCGTCACCCACAGCCGTTGCGCCCAGGTTGATTCGAGCTCCACCGGCCGTTGTCGAACCCGTGCCGCCGTCAACAATGGCAACGGGAATGGCGATGCCGCCCGTGTTGGCGCTCACCACATTCGTGCCGTCGCAGTACAAAATCGTGCGAGAGCCAGCAGCGACAATTACACCGGTGCCAGCAGACGTTTTCACCCTGAAAGTGTAGGCGCCAGTTGTGTCGTTTGTGACCCAGTACTGCTGAACGGTGGCGGGAACAATAATGTCACGATTTCCGGTTAACACACCGGTAAAACCGTAAGCAATTCTGTTTAACTCCGTCCCCGTCAGCGTGTAGTTTCCGGATCCGGCCACGTTGATGGAGGTGTAGTCGAAGGCGAATGTGGCCGACTGGCCAAAGCCGATGGTGTAGTACGCCGTGCCGTCCGTGGCAATGATGGCCGATTCACCTGGCTGGAAGGACAGCGTTGCTGCGCCGTCGATCAGGACGGTGCCAGCCGGGTCAGCCGCAATTGCGCCGGAGCCTGCGTTTCGGAGGTAGCAGAACCAGTTGTTTCCAACGGTTGTGGCCGCGGGCAGCGTGATAGTGCCCCCTGCCCCGGTCCACACGAACATCCGGGCTCGGTCGCTGTCGCCTGCCGTGTAGTTGGTGTTGAAGGACGTGATGGGCACAGACTGCGAGAGCAGCGTGCCAACGGCCACGATACCCGTTCCGGCCAGCGAGGAGGCGTTTACCTGGGATGTTGAGGCTCCGTACTGGAGCGACACCCAGGTGCCGGCTGCATCGCTGTTGTCGGTGAGGTAGACCTGCCAGAGCTCGCCGGCTGCGATGGTGACGACCTGCACGTCATCGGCGTCTTTTACCGTGAAGGTGTGGGCGCCTTTGTTGTTGAACAGGATGGTCTGGCCAGTCCCCGTTTTATCGGCGGGGGGCAGAAGGACGGACAGGCCAGCGGAGGCCGGCGTGACGTCCATGATCTTCGTGGCCAAGTTCAGGCTGGTCGATGTCTCATCGGGCCAGCTCAGCTCGGTATCAACGGCCAGCGCAAGGGCGCTGTAGTCGATTTCGCTGGGGTAGATATTCGCCCCGCCAAAAACGTCAGTGTATGTGGTCATGCTTCAGTCCTTTGGGCGCGGTTTTTTATGGCAGCACTCATGCTTCGGTCCTTTGGGCGCTGCGGTCCATGATGCGCTTCAAATCTTCGCCGTTCAACGCCTGGGCCGCGCGGTCGTACATCTGCTGCCAAGTGCCGATGCGCTCGTCTTTTTTCAGGAATGGCGTAGCCTCGAGCAGCGTTGCGTACAGCAGCAGGTCCGGCGCGTACTCGGTCAGCCAGTTGGTCTGGAAGTCCTCGCCCAAGAAGCGCGGCTGCTCGTAGTAGACGATCTCCAGGTTGCTGTCCGCGTCCGGGGTGGGCGTGATCAGCCAGTGGTTGTAATCGTAGTCGGCGTAAAACTGCGGTGCTCCCATTTCGGCCTCATCGGGCCAGTATGAGCGGCAGTACTCGTAGGAGCGGGCAAAAATCGGGGATCCGTTGACGGTCATGCTCACCGTGTCGCGCCAGCGGTCTGGCTTTCGGTAGGTGGCAACGCCGGTTTGCAGCGGCGTGGTGACGGCTCGTATGAAGCCTTGGATTTTCAGCTCACGCGAAATGCGGCGCTCGCCGAGGGTGACTAGGCGAGGGAGTTGCTCGTAGACGATCTGGTCGCTCTCAGCGGTGAAACCCCGCTCGAGGTAGCGGCGCACATCTTCTAGCAGGCTGCTGTACGTCATCGTGTACATGGGGACTCCAGGTGGGTTGAAGCCGCTGCTACAGCCGGCGCTGTGTTGCAGAATTATAGGCGGGTGGAGGGATCAGGGCAAACCATCAAGAAAAGGCTCTGGTGCCCTGTTTGTCGATGATAAGCGCCTGTCGCCTGGGTGTTCCGCTGACCGAGCTTGGAACGCTGATGTGGGTCCAGCGATCGAACTCGCGAATGATCTGGTCGTATCCCAGGCCGGCCGCTATGACGGCGCGCACGACCTCGTCTGGCGTCATGCCGGGTACCCGAATGTCAGCAGCGCAGCCGATACGATGCTGAGAAGTATCTTTACTGCCCACAGCATCATTGACCTGTTTGGATCTAAAAGCGCTGTTGACCATGATGGGCTTGCCGCCCAGGACGGTTTTGACCTGCTCCAAAAGCTCGGCCAAGCGTTTGAGGTTGTTTTTTTCAGAATCATTGGGGGTGTTGTCGAACTCACGGTGGTCCGTGATCGTCATCTCTTCGAGCGTGAAATGCGGAGTCAGATTCATTTTTTCTCCGACAAGGCTTGGGTTTTTGCGGCGCTACCGGATGAAGAACCAAAGTAGTAATACACAACGGCCATCAGGACTGCATCTAAAGTGCCCAACATCCGAATGACCAGCTCTCGCGCCTCGGTTGGAACAACCCGGGTAAGGACGTGGTACTGGATTATTCCCCAAACGATAAACACCAGCAGTGCAATGATTCGCGGCGTCCAGACGTCCCCGGTCTTGGCGGCCATGTCGCGGGCTGAAGCGCGGTCGCCGGCGTGGATTTTCTCCATGTCGATGTCGAGCTGCTTGACCTTTAGCACCAGATCCGCCTCGGCCTGCTTGATGGCGGCCATCTGCTCTGCGTTGATCGTTCCAGAGGTCAGGATGCCTTTGACCTGGTCCTTTGTGGCGTCCGACATGCCGAGCGCTTTGCCGATAGCGTCAACGGCCATGCCGGCGAGTGGGCCGCCAAGAAGCGTGGCTGCTGTGGGGGCGATTTGCTTGAGCCAGTCCATGATCAGTCCTTTTTTGCTGTGACGATGTCCTCGCCTTTACGAACGGTCACGCGGTCGCCTTCGACATCAACGCGCATGGGCTGCTCGGCACGGTCGAGCTTGTCGAGTTTGTCAATCAGGTGTTTTATCACCTCAAACTCCGGCTTTTCCTGCTTCGGGTTTGCGCCTGCGATGCCGTTGAGCATAGAGATCAGTGCGGTAAGGGCGGCTGACACCAAGCCAATCACCGCGGCAATTTTTGACTCCTCAAGGGCAAGGCTTGCGCCGACGCCCACCACAACGATAGCTGTGATGTACGCCAGGCCGTGCTTGCCAATTGCTTTTCCGGCAACTTCTTTGGCGGTGCTCTCGGCCTCGAGGCGATTTAGCTCAGCCTTGGCCTGAGCTTTCAGCATTTGCAGCTCGTCCATCAGATTTCCCCGTCAGAAAATTACCATAAGATGGTAAAAAACCCCTTATTTGTTGGCAGCGATAGCAGCGTTCAGAGGAGCCAGATCCTGGTCCTGCATGAAGTCCTTGGCCACCATGATCTCCAGGTGAGCCACGTTGCGGGCGACGGTATCCGCCCACTCAGCGTCTTCCATTCCTTCAGGTTTACCGGCGTTCAGCAGGTTCACGCTGTCCATGGCGGCGCTGTAGTGGCGCGCGATCTCTTCTGCGGTGAGGGTGTCAATGATGTCGGTCATTTCAGTTTCCTTTCAGGGTTGCGATTTCAGCCTTGGCTGCGTCGAGTTCGGTCTTGAGTTCTTTGATGGCGGCGACAAGCAGGGGAATGATGCTGTTGTATTGCACTCCCATCATTGCAGGAGACCCATCTTTCTCAGTTGCACCTTCGCCAGGAACTTCAACGGCCTGTGGCAATACAGCAAGAACGTCTTGAGCAATCAAGCCAACTTGAGGTTTTGCGGTTTCATCGGACTTCCAAGTGTATTCAGCGGCTCGTAATGAGCAAACTTTGTTAAGCCCATTCTGAATTTCGCCTGTGATATTTTTCAAGCGTTCGTCAGAGCTGTTGGTCCACGAAGTGCCGTTTTGCGCAAGATACGGACCGTTTGTCGTTCCTGAGTACGTTTGCAAACGCAACAGGCTGTTGTCCCACCAAATAGCGGCCTTCGTACTGAAGGCGTTCAGCCAAGTGAGCTGCGTGTATGTTGCACCAGACGCTGCATTGACAAAGTGCCCGGTGTTTGACGCAAACCCCAATAACGGAGTGCCATCCCCATCCGACAGAATGACGTTTCCGTTGGAAGTGCGAATATCTAGGTTACCTTGGTTGCCGGAGTAAACTCCAATAATGGTGTTCCTAGAGCCTGTTGTTACAGCATAGCCAGAATCTCTACCAATAAAAGTATTTTGAAATCCTGTTGTATTGCTATATCCCGCTTGGTATCCAACTATAGTATTTGAATATCCTGTTGTAGTGCTATAAGCAGTCTGATACCCCACAGCGGTGTTGTTAGCGCCTGTGGTGTTGAATCGAAGCGCCTCACGCCCAACTGCGGTGTTGTAGCCGCCTGTGGTTGTGGAATATAAAGAAACCGCGCCAATACCTACGTTAAATACGCCAGTGGTGTTGGAATACAAGGCCGCATAACCAAACGCATCGTTTGTTTGACCAGTCGTGTTGCTATACCCTGCCTGATAACCAACAGCGGTGTTGGAAGAGGCGGTGGTGTTGGCCGCAAGAGCAGACGTACCAATTGCAACGTTGTAGGAACCGGTAGTGTTGGAGTTCAACGCACCATTAGTGGAGTTATCGTTGCTACCAACGGCCGTGTTTGCGGTGCCGCTAGAGTTATTACGCAGAACATAAGCACCGATACCGATGTTACCTGCACCAGTAAACGTTCCAAGGTCTCCAGCGTTAGAACCGATGAGTGTGTTTCGTACTCCGGTAGTTGCAGTGTATCCAGCGCGATAACCAAGCGCAGTCAGTTCAGTGGCGGTGCTTGCATAAAGCGATTGGTACCCCACAGCAGTGTTGTTGCTTGCTGTGGTGTTTTGAGAAAGTGCGCCCCCACCCAATGCAACGTTGTAATTACCAGTCGTGTTATTGCGGCCAGTTGCTTGGCCGTTGTTGAATTCAAGGCCACCAACCCATGTGTTGTAAGCGCCCGTGGTGTTGCTTCGACCGACTTCGTAACCCACTGCCGTGTTGTAAGAGGCCGTGGTGTTGGAATAGAGGGCAGAATTGCCAAGCGAAGTGTTGTATGCGCCGGTTGTATTTAAGCGCATCGCATTTGCGCCAATAGCCGTGTTGTAGCCTCCTGTTGTATTGGTAAGCATTGCACGACTTCCCATCGCCGTGTTTTGGGTTGCGGCACCTGTAGAGACAATAAGTGCGTTAAATCCAATTGCGGTATTGCTTGCCCCGGTCAAAGAACCATCTGCCAAAGCACTCGCACCCACCGCAGTGTTGGTGGCCACACCGCCCGCACCACGGCCTACGGTAACTCCATAAACCGAGATCTGAGAGCCGTCAAACGTGAAGTTAGCAGAGCCTGCTAGCGCACCGTTATTGTTGTATTGAACCTGCGTGTTAGACCCGCCAATCGTGCCAGAACCTTTCGACGCCAGCGTCTGCACCACGCCGCCGTTGTCCTTGTAGAACAGCTTGCCGTCCGTGATGTTAATCGCCAGCTCCCCGTTGGCCAGGTTACCTGCGGAGGGCGTTGCCGCGGCGGTGGTGGAGTAGTAGAGCTGGATGGGTGTGTAGCCTGCTTGGGACATTTTCTTTCCTCTCGAAACTTAGAACGTGCCGCCCGAAATACCGGACCACACTGGGGTGCCTGCGCCAGCAGACGTTAAAACTTGACCGGCCGTGCCGTTGGCAATGAACGACGTTGCGCCTGCACCGGTCTGATACGGGATCTGGGAGGCCGCGCCTCCTGCCAGGTTCGTAGCCGACGTGGCGTTCCCCGACAGCGAGGCGGTGATCGTGCCCGCGCTGAAGTTGCCAGACGCGTCACGCGCAACAACCTTTGAGGCCGTGTTCGCGTCCGTGGCATCCACGGCAAACGTGCGGGCCACAGAGCCGTCAAACGTACCGGTTGACGTCAGGTAGCTGCCCGCTGTCAGCGCGTTGACAACAGAGCCGGCTTGCGTTGCATACCCAACAGAGAGCGTAGACTGCGTTCTGTTTTCCCATCGTTGGTCCACGGAGTCGTAAACAATTACATCTCCGTTGGCTAGCGTGCCAAACTGCACGTTTCCGTCCGTTCCCCCCAGCACAGATCCAAAGGTCGGACGCACGAACAAAATACCGTTTGAGACGCCAACGTTCACCACAGCGGCCACGATGGCGATCGCGTTGGGCGTATTGGGCTTTGTCTTTGTGAGTCCGCCCGCCACCGCAGGATCAAAGTACAGTGTCTGCCCCTGAGTCCAAGCCTCTGCACCACCCGTGGTGTCGATGTTTTTCACCTCACCAAACTCAACGACCGTGATCCAGTCGTTTGTCGTGCCCGTTTGCATGGCCACGCCAAGAATATAGTTCGACTGATCTGGCTGCAATCCCGTTGCGGGCGCGGATGTCAATCCTCCGCTTGCACCCAGTGTGCCGGTGAACATCATCACCTGGCCTTTGGTGGCCGGAGCGCTGAGCTTCACGCGGTAGTAAATTTCCTCGCCAACGTGCTGAATCACTGCACCATTCATCTGGAAGGCCAGCGTCTGGTACATATCCGAGTCGTCGTAGTACAAACGACCCGTGGCATCTGTCACGGTGGCCGTGGTGTCAAACTGGATAAAATCAGGCGAAGAAATGCCACCCGTCACCCCGGTCATGGATGTGATATCGCCATTGGCCCCAAGCACTGCGGCCGACAGGTTTGCACGCGCTCCAGACGCATCTGTGGCCCCGGTGCCGCCGTTGGCCACAACCAGGGTGCCAGCCAGCGTCACCGCGCCCGTGGTGGCCGTGGCGGGTGTCAATCCGGTGGTGCCGCCGCTGAACGAAAGAACGCCCGTGTTGGTGATCGTCACCGCAGCGCTGCCGTTGTATGACGTTCCGGACAGGCCCGAGCCAATGGTCAGCGCATAAGGGTTGGCGGCGGTGACCGTTGCCGATCCGCCCAAAGGTATCCCTGTCCCGTTGACGGTGATCGTGCTGTAACTCAGCGCCGCATTCGGGATATTCGACAGCGTGTTAAACGATGCATCGATTGTCTTGTTCGTGAGTGTCTGCGATCCGGTCAGAGACACCGCATCCGTGATCCCGTAGCCCGCAACCGTGGTGGGCGTGCTGGTAATGCTGGACCAGGCCGGCGTGACCGTTGTCGTGCTTGCACCCGTGATAACACCCTTGCTGTTTACCACCAGCACGGGCACCTGCGTCCCAGAGCCGTAGGTGTTCGCCACAACCCCCGAGGCGGGCAAATCGGCGTTCACCAAGGCGCGGAAAACAGGATCCGCGTTGCCACCGGCCGTTGGGCCCGCAAACATCGTGTTGGCCGCAACGGGGGCCACGATGAGCGTTGAGCCCCAGGTCGGAGCGCCGGTACCGCCGGACACCAAAACCTGCCCAACGGTGCCCGCCGTGCCCACATAAAAACCGTCTGAGCCGGACCAAATAATCCCGCCCGGGTTCATCACCAAACTGCGACCGGTACCGCCGTTGGCGACCCCTAGAACACTGTCTACCTGGACATCTGCCGCCAAATTGACAGACGGATGGCGGTGGTCGGCACGGGACACATTGGTAGAAACCCCAGCGCTACCGCCCGCAACGAGCGACAGCGGCGTGGAGTTGCTAAGGTTCACATTCAGCGTCACGTTGCCGTTTAACGCGCCACCACCGTTTAAGCCCGTGCCGGCAATCACCTCAGTGCTTGTAGGTACAAACCCGCTAACGCTAAACGGGAAGCTCGTTGCGGCCGTCACCCGGCCAGTGGCGTCAACGGTGATCTGCGGAAACGAGCTTGCGCTGCCGTACACGCCAGGCGTCACGCCCGAGGCGGCCAGTTGCGAGGTGCCAATGCCGCCAGGGGCAACGGACAGCGTCACGTTCGATGATAGCGCCCCGCCGCCCGTAAGGCCCGTGCCAGCAATCACCTGGCGCGAGGTCGGTACACCGGCCACCTGCAGCAGGTCACCGGCGCGGATTTTGTAGGTCACGCCCTGGTAGACGCCGACCAGCAGCGTATCCTCCGACGGCGCAGACACGGGAACCGGCAGGTTCGTGATCGCGATCGGGATGAGGTTGGATGGGACTTGTGCCATTTTTTAATCCACAACGAACAGGAAGCGCTGCCCGTCCTCAGAAACGATGAATTGCGTGCCGTCCTGCGAGATCAGGCCAGAGGGGTTTGTCGTCAAAGGCAGATCAGGACGCACAAACGGCAGCACAACCTGATCCTCGGCGCGTGGTGCCAAGCGGTACGGGTCGTAATCGTCCGTGTCCTCTTTGCACACCATAAGCGCCGGATAGTTCGGATCCGGATTGAGCTCGGCGATCTTGAACTTGCGGGAGCAACGCGCACAGATTCCAATCCCGTATGTCGGGTCGCTGGAGCCTGGGACGATGAACTTTCCGCTCATTTCGTGTAGCAGCCAATGCCAGGGTTGATGAATGTCGGCGAACCGTCGTTGTCCCCGTCCCAAGCCGCCTGGCGAGCGGCGTACCACTTCTGATCCAAAATCGGTATCAGGTCAGGTGCAACGGAAGGCGTCTCGGCCGCCACACGAGATGACAAACCAGCCGTAATCGCCTCGAGCCAGCGCTGAGGCACCTCAACGTCCTGCTGCAGGTTCTGCGTGTCCATGATGTGGCGATGGCGCCAGACGATCAGCTGCTGGTGCTCCGCTGCGGCATTCGGCGACGGCCAGAGATTCATCACGGGCTGGGGCAGGTCGCGCTGAAACCAGTAGGTCAGGGGTCGACCCAAAAACACCTTGTTGCTCTGCGCCACATAGGTGTCCCGGTTCAGCGATCCCATCGGGATTTCCTGCGGCAGCGTACCCAGGTACACCTCGCTTATCAGCATCGGTCCGGTGCTGGTGATTCGGAAAAACTCGCGAGCCATCGCGGGCACAATGTCCGTCCAGGTCCACTCGCCAGCCGTGGCCGCCGTTGTCTGACTTCCGACAGTGGTCCATGTCAAACCGTCGACAGATGTCTGAAAAGTGACGTTCACCGCAGCGCCCGTCCACTTCATGCCGACCGTGTTCACGGTACCAACGCCACCGTCCTGGTCCGTGAAGTCAACGGTGTAGCTCGTTGGAAGAGAAACGGTTGTGCCGGTCAGCTCCTGCAGCGTGCGCAGGTTTGCGTTCAAAACCTCCACCGTCCCTGTGTCCAGGGTAACGATCGGCTGCCCCTCATAGAAGGGGTAAATCTGGCGCTGAATACACCAGCTGGGGGTCTTGGTATTGGCGAGCTCGCTTAGCAGCAGGTACAGGGACTCGAGCGCATAAGCGTGCATCTCAGACGTGATGGCCTGGGCAGGCAGGCGGCAACGCCGGAAGGCGTGATCGACGACCTTCAGGGCGTTGAATGTTGTTGCGCTGATGCTGCCGGAAAAGGCCATGCTAACTCCGTTTGTCGTCGTCAGATGGCCGCCGATTCAGCGCGCCCTTGGGTTGGGGGAATTGTAGATCATGGGTGGCCGGAGAACAATCCGGCCACGCGCTTAATCATCGTTTCGCTGCTTTTCGACCTTCGGACAAAGCGATCGCGATTGCTTGCTTCGGTTTTGTCACGACCGGACCGTTTTTCCCCGAGTGCAGATCGCCGGACTTGAACTCGCCCATCACCTTGCCGACCTTGGCTTGACTGACCTTGCCGCCGGTTTTCATGGCCAGCATCGGCTCACGGGGAGCGACCGGAACCATCTTGCGAGAAGGCGCCTCAACCTTGCGGCTCATCATGGAGGCCTCACGGCGCATGGTCGGAGTCATGGCCATTTCGCGCTTGTCCATTGCTTCCATGCGGGGCATCTTAGCCATGCCTCCCTTGGCCAGCTTCAACGTGGGCAGATCCGGCGCCACAGGCTTGGAGCCCTTGATGCCAGGGTTTTTGTTGCCCTTGATGCCCAAAGAGCTGGTGTCCTTGATCATGGTCTGGCCAACGAAGCCAGGCGCCTCGACCTTACCGCCGCGGGCCAGCTTGGTCAGGGGCTCACCCTTGTGCAGAGCCTTCTCGTGCTTGTGCACGGCGGCTTTGACCATCGCCTTGTCCTGTTTCATGTCGGCCTTCACGCTGCCGCCCTCAGCATAGCAAGCGCCGCCCTTGGCGTAGCCGGTGACCTTGCCGCCCATGGCGTATTTCACCGAGCCGTCTTTGCCCTTGGTGCCGAAATCAAACTCTTTGACGTACTTGCAGCCCATTTTGGCCTCCATTCATTCCCGGTCTTTCAGACCTTTGAGGTTGTCGATCTTGCGCTCCAGGCGATCAAATCTGTCGATCAACTGTTGCATATCTGCGCGAAATTCAGCCCTGGTAATGTGGTCGCGAGCCACTTCCTCGCGGGTGCGGTTGAGCAGAATGCCGAGTCTTGAGACCTCGTCAAACTTTCCCTTCAGCAGAAAACCCATCAAAGCCACAACGGCGCTCAGAATAATATTCCAGACCATCATTTCCATGACGCAAAACCTCCAGCGTCAGAAAATTAGGTGTAGGCAACGTTCACCGTCCCGGCAGCCACGACCACCAGTCCGTTGTTCGCTGCAATACCGTGGCTTGCCCAGGTGGCAATGTCACCGGCCACCATGGTCTTGGTGTACAGGATGTTTCCGCTTGCGGCAGAGGCGCTGTCGTAGACGGTCACAGCACCACCAACGATGCAGGTGATCGAGAAAAGTCCAGCGGGTGTCGGCTTGATCACAGTTGTTGCGGCGGCAACCTGCTGATAGCCTAATTTGTCGGTCATCATGAGGTGATCTCCTGTTTTAAATGAAACCCCACCGGTCGGCAGGGTGCGTCATAACGCAGGAAATCAGCTCAGAGCTGCACCGATGGCGGTCACCCAGGCAGAGCCGGTGCTGATGACGACACAGTACTCATTGTCGCCAGCGCCGTTGTCGGAAATGACATAAGCAGTGCCAGCGGCAACGCTGGTGGCGGCAGGCAGGTTGGCCGTGGTGGTCACGGGGAACAGGAAACCGGCGTTAGATTTGACCGGGCCGGAAAAAGTGGTTTGTGCCATGATATGTCCTCACATGCGAGTTTCGCGCAGCCGTCTGCATGTCGTCGGCCAGGGCGGGCCGTCTGCTGCACTGGATTAAAGGTGCCCAACAAAGCCCCCGCCTTGTGAGCAGGGGCTTCAGTTGGCATCTTAGACGCCAGCGGTACCGTACACGCCGCGCGGGTCGGTCCAGCCGAGCACATAACGCTCGGTGGCCTTATATCGCATGCTGTCGGTCTCGAAGTCGCCTTCCATGGATTTCTCCAGGCCGCGGCGCATCAACAGCTTCAGACCTTCGGGAGCGTCGGTCTGCACCCACCAAGCGGTGGTGCTGGTGATACGAGACAGGTTGGCTTGACCTTCGGCCAGCAGACCCATCGACTTCACCGGGTTGATGTCGTTGTCAGCCGTGCCGGTACGCAGCACAGACTTCAACAGCACCTCAGCCTGGAACACGTTGGAAGGACCGGAGACGATCTTCTTCGGGGTCAGGCGGATACGCTTGCCGTTGTTGTCCACAGCGTTGCGGATCTGAATCAGGATCTGCTCGAGGGACGTTTGCGACAAGGCAGCGGCGGTCGTCAGCTGATTGCTGAACGTGCCGTTGACGATGGGGTGAGCCGTGGAAACCAGGGACACGCCGTCACCGCCCGTGTATGCGCCGTTGAAAGCGCGGTTCAGGATGTTGGCTGCCAGGGTCTCTTTGGTCTCGATCAGCGACTGCGCCAGGTGCTTGGCGTAGGTCTGACCGATACGGATGTGGTCACCGTCCTCGACCAGCACTTTGGTCAGGGCGAAGGCCAGGCCGTACACCTTGTACAGATAGCGCTGCAGGAACAGGACGCCACCGGATTGGTAGGTCACTGCCATGCCGTCAGGCAGCTCAGGCGCAGCACCGAAGCCGTACAGGACGGGTTCTTCGTGGTAGTTGCGCGGAATGCCTTTTTGCTCGCGGAACACTTGTTTCCACTCGTCGGCACGCTGCTCGTAAACGCCATCGAACACTTCGTTGAGGATAGGCTCAACAACGGACCGGAAGTCCGTACTACGCATTGGGGTTGCCATGTTTCAGCCCTCCTTAGATGCTGTTGACGGCAGCCTTGTAGGCGTGTTCGTTGATGCGAACAGTGGCCACAACGTAAGCGTCGGTCAGCGAGTCGTTGATGTTGTATCCAAAGCCGGTGATCTGGAACTGGCCAGAGGTGGTTTGGATGGCGGTGAGGTAGGTGTTGCTCAGACCGGTTTGGGTCGAGCCACCGGGGGAGGCAACGCGCCAGTCGCACTCCTCGCCCACAGCGCTCTGCACCGAGTCGGTGCCGGGCGTGCCGGGGTTGGCGTACTGAACGTCGAACAGCGTTTCCGGATCGTCGTACACCCAAGCCACGATGTTCGTAGCGGTGACGCCCGAGGGCCAGAAGGGGCTGATCGTGGGCTTGCCGGTGGCGTCCAGGTACTGGCAGCCGGCGAAAATACCCAGGAGGGTAATGCCGTCGGTGGTGCCAGAGCGGGTGCCGTCAGAGGTGCCCAGCTGAATAACGCCAGCATCCGTCAACTTCACGGGGTCGCCCGAGAAAATGTTGGCGGCATAGGCGCTCGCAATGGTGTAGGCTTTCGGACGCATCTGACCACTGTTGTGGTAAGAAGCACGGAAGCCAAAAGGTGCGCTAGTCGAGGACATAGAGCTTACTCCTTAAGGGATTGAATGGACTTGCGTGTTCAGGTCAGCTCAAACTGAGCTTTCCGTTTTTGTCCAATTTCCGTCATGCCATCGCCTGCGTCAACGCGTGAACCAGAAGCGCGCGCTTGTTGCTCCATGAACTCAGCAGTGTCGGTGAGCTTTTCCTCTTCGCGCATCGGCGCGTCGTGGTGAGCCTCCTGCATGTACTTTTCGTACAAGCTGATCGGGAGTTTGAACGCAAGCATCTCGTTAACCCCAATAAAGCCCTGCCACTCACCGGTTTTCACGGTGACGTAGTCCCAGCCAGGCACGTCGCTCGGCTTCAGGGGCTCGTAACCCAAACGCATACGCATATGGATGGAGTCACGGGGGTTGGTTGTGGTCAGCCAGCAACAATGCCAGCCGTCGAGTTTTGGCAAGTCCGGAAGTGAGGACTGGTGGAACTGCTGTCGGAACATTTCAACCCGCTCGTCGTCGGACAGGGCACGTGATTCACTTGCAACGCGATCTACCATCGCGCGGCTCTCACGGTTGTCACCAGCAGATTTCTTCAGGCGTTCGTCAGACATTTCTCGCTCCTTTCAGCGATTGGGAAAAATTATAAGTTGAATTCAAAAAAACACAACGCTCTTTTTTAAGCGCGGTTGTTGCGGTCGTATTCCGCATACCGTTTCACATACTTCTGGCGCAGGACGGGATCATCCCAAACGCCAGCGTCAATCAGGGCCTGCTTGCGCTCCGGGCTGATGTACACCTCCGTGCGGGTGCTCGTTGGCGCATGCTCACGGCCAGAGCCGATCGCCGGGCCGCCACGCTGCTGGCGCTGGGGCTGGGGCTGGCCTTGTTGCTGACGCTGGTTGCCTTGGGCAGACCCTGCGGGCTTGAAGCGCTCAGGCAGTCGAACGGCGGCACGCTCACGCAGCTCGTCCCAGAACTCTTCCGTGTCGGGGCGGTAGCCCTCGCGGAACAGAGCGCCGTCGATCGCCAAAATGATCGCGCTTGCCTCGTCTGAGCCTTTGGTGTCATACCAAGGGTTTTCCTTGATGAACTCGCTGGCGTAGTGCACCGCCATGTCGTCCATTTTTTCCTCTTGCGCGGGCTTTTGCTGGGCCACCTGCTGCTTGGCAAAAGCCAGCTGCTGGGCTTTTTGCATCGCCTGGTCGCGGTAGCGCATGGCCTGGGCCACGTCCTCACCGTTTCCGGCTGCCACGGCCTTGGCAATCACGCGCTCGGCCATCTCCGCCTCGTTGCGCGCTTGCATGATCTGCGCATCGATCTGCGACAGGTCGGCTTGGTGCGTGCGCTGCTCAACGGAGCCCAGGCGGCGCTCGAGGTCGTCGTTGCGCTTGCGCAGGAAGTTCAGCTCGAGCTTGTCGCGGCTGATCGCCTCCTCGCGGCGCTTTTTGCGCTCAGCCTTCTCCAGGCGGCGGCGCTCTCGAATCGCCTCCCGCTCGGCGTCGTTGCCATCGTCTTGTTGGCCATCGTCGTCGTTTCCAGACAGGCGCGCATCGCCGTCGTCATCGTCATCCTGGATCTGATTCTGCGGCTGATCCTCAACGATCACCAGCTCTTCATTGCTGTTTTGATCGTCGTTTGGCTTGCCGTCATCTTCAATCATCGTTGCCATTTTTTAGCTCCAGTTAAATAAAAGCCCGAATGGCCAGCGGATCGCCGATCACCTGGCCAATGATGTCTAGGTCGTTGAAAATCACGAACAGGGCGGAATCGCCGTCTTTCAACGGAACCTCCCAGCGGTCGCCGCCGTATTTCGGCACGCGAACGTAGTCGCCTGGGCCGCACCAGCTACCCTCGGGCCAGGACTCCATCGTGTTTCTGTTCTTGAAGGCAAGGGCCCCAACGGAGACAACGCGCGCCACCTGGGTGTTCCATTTCTCAGTGTCCCGAGAGCCGTTGTCGATGATGATTCCGGAGGCCGTTTTGGTCTTGGGGGTGCGAATTTGCACCAGGACCCGGCTACCGAAGGGGATGATGCCGGGATCGGCATCGGGGAACGCCTCAATCAGCGCTGCAGCTGTCATCTTCTGCTCCTTTCAGCAGGTGTAGGCGGCCAGGATGGCCACCTTCAAAAAAATCTTTACAGACCCGTGCAAATCACAGGTCTCGGTCGCCGTGTCGCTCGTCGTCCAGAAGATCTAGCAGGGCTTTTATGGCCGCTTCGTAACCAGCGACCATGCCCACGCGGTATCCGTACTCGAAAGCATCGCGATCGACCGGGCGCTTGAGGGCTTCAAGCGCAAAAGCCTGCTGGTCGCTTTTCAGCTTTCCAAGCAGGCGGTCCTCAATAGCCATCAGCAGGGCGTCTTGGGCAGGTTAGGGGCGGCCGGTTGCGTTTGGCCGTTCACGGGCTGGCCAGCGGCCATGCGGTGGTGCTGTTTCACCAGCGCTCCGGTCATGGGAACGGTGCCAGGGGTGGGTTTGTCGCTCATGGGTGACTCCTTTGGTTAATTTAACGTGTGCCGGGGTTGATCCCGGTGCCGGTGCTCACGGCAATTTTTTCACCGGAGGCAATTTCTGCCGCCGCCAAACGCATGGCCGTCACGTTATCGGCCGTGTTCATTTCAACACGGGCGTTAATTTCGGCGGCTGTTCGTTGATTTTCTGCAAGCTCTTGCATCTGATCGGCCTGGAACTGCTCTGCGCGAGCCTGCTGCGCATCTGCCAGCTTGGACTGGTCAACGGCGAGCTTGGCTCGGTCCATTTGCAGACTTTGCTCCGCCTTCTGATGCTCAAGTTGCAAACGCGCTTGATCCGTCTGAGCGCGCTGCTGCAGAGCCATCTGCTGCACCTGCGCATTCAGCGCCGCAATCTGCATGCTGTTGTCGGGCGGCATCGGCGGCTGAGGCTTGAACTGCTCGGCCAACTTGTCGATTTCAGCCAACTCCTGCGCAAACTGAGCGAGCTGCTGCTCGATGATCTGCTGCACGCGAACAATCAGCCCGGCTTGAGCGTTTGCATCGTCCGTGATCAAGCTCTCTCGCTCAGCGCGCTGCACAGCTTGGTGCGCTTGCGTGAGGTAAAAGTTCAGCAAGTGGTCCCGCAGGTGCTGCGCCATCGGGTACAGGTACGTTTTCACGATCGCCGGATTCATGCCAAACATCGGCGACTTCAAAAACGCCATGTGAGTTTTTATGTGGCCAATATGGTCCTGCTTTGGCAGCACATAAACCGGACGACCCATCGAGGCGGCCACGTTTTCACTCACCGGGTCCACGTTGTCCTGGCCAGGCTGAGGCTGCAGCACATCTTCCGGGCTGAGCTTCAGGTTGCGCAGGAACATCTCCTCGACCTTGCGCAGGTCGTACATCTGCGGCATGACCGCGGCGCGAGCCTGAACGGCCTGGACCTGGGCAAAGCGCTGCGCCTCGCTAAAAATGGCCGGGTCGGACACGGGCACAACGTCCATCGGTCCGTCGAAGTCCTCGGGCTTTACATCCAGGCCGTTTTCCATGGCCTCGATGTCCTCTTCCGTCAAGTAAGCGCTGTTGATGCGGTGCAGGATGGTAAACACCCGTGCCATGCTGTTGTGCAGGCGCGCATGAATCGAGCTGAAAACCACCATGCCCTGCTCGATGAGGGCCAAGGTCGTGCCAACCGGCGCGTTGGGGTTTTGGTCCGACAGCTTCTCAAACGAGGTCTGCACCACGCCTTTGCCGGCGTCGACCAGGAAGCCCAGCAGCTGGAACAGCGTGGGGCTCGGGCCGTTGAACGGCAGGGCCATGGCCAGCTTGCGAATGTCGTCGACCAGCGCGCCGCCCTCCATCTCCACCACTTCGGTCGGCTGCACGTTGATCGTCTGGCCGCCAGGGCCGCCTTTGAGCTTCAGCAGCGTCGGGATGTTCTGGATGTGAGCTGAGTCCATCAGCGCACGCAGGGCGCCAGTGGCCGCGCCGGAGAGGCCGCCGATCATGTGCGTCAAGCCAATCGGGTATGCGCCGCGCCAGGGCACAAACGGGAACTCGACAATCCAGTCCAGCTCCTTGCGGCGTTTGTCCTCGGGCTCCCAGTTGCGGTACAGCGAAAGCGCCTTGCGCGTGGACTTGTCGATGCTGATGATGTACGGCTCCATGCCGTCACCAAAGTCCAGGTGGGTGTAAATCTCGAAGATGGTCCGCAGGCCGTCCTCGTTATAGCTGGTGTCCTCTCGACCCTCGATCTTGTCGTTGGCAATGGTGGACTTGCTGAACTCGACCTGGTCGGGCGAGCCAACGTCAACCTCAGCGTACATGCCCGCCTTCATGCGGCGGTTGAACTCGGCCTTGGTGACGTACTGCACGTGCGTCTTTCGCTCGGCAGAGTAGAAGTTCGTGGCCGCAAACGGCAGGTAGATGTCGTCGATTGCGATGAACTCAGCCGTTGGACGATTCCACTGCGGCGACCACATCATCTTCAGGTACTGGCCACCGCCAAGAGGCAGCTGAGTTGACAGCTGCTCGAGCTCGCCGCGCAACTCGGGCATTTGCTGCGTGGTCTGCCAATTCATAAACTCGGCTTTGCGGCGAGCCTTGTCCAGCTTCTCGGGCTCAGCCTTGCCCATAATCTTGGACTTCACCGGGCCGGAGGGCGGGAAAACCTCCTTCATGAAGCGGGCGCTGAAGTCAACGCAGGCCTCAACCAGCATCGGGTGCACGACCTTGTTGGCGCCGGAGAACTGCGCGCCCCCTGGAGCGTCGTCGCCCAGGCCGGTACGGCGCAAACCTTCTTCGTACAACTTGTCGCGTTTGGCGCGGGCGTCTTTGTCGCGCTCGATCTTGTCGATCAAGTCAACAACTGCCTCGCTCAACATGCTGCGATCGACCTCGTCAACGATGTTGGCGAAGTGGGCCTTCTTGTCGGCCACGTCCTGCTCGTTTTTCAATCGAACAACGGCGCCGCCGTCATCCGTATCCTCGACCTCCATGTCGTCTTCGGGCAGAGTGACGGTTTCTCCGCGCTGCTCATCCTCGCCGGGGTTTTGATCTTCGCCTTGGTTTAGGAGTTCGTCAGCCATTGTGTTCAGCCTGCGTTCATGGCGTGGAGCTGGTCCACGATGGAGTCGATTCTAGCCGGGTCAAAGTCATCTGTGGGGAAATTCGCACCGGACACCAAACCGCCGGCTGCGTAGTTCACCGTTCGACCAGGGTTCATGAAGCGACGGTATGCATCCTGAGCCTGGTATGTGAGCGGCACCTGACCTTTTGGGAAATCAGACGACGTGAGCTTGCCAGGCGGCAGGTCCCGCGGATCAAGACGCGTTGTGCGCTCGACCGTGCTGGCGTTCCACATGGCCGCGGCCAACGGGTCGTTTAGAACCTTTTGCTGAAACACGGGGTCTTTTGCAAGGTCGATGTTTTGGTTGAACTGGAAGCTCTGCAGGTCTGCCATGCGCTCGCTCAAAGGCGTGTTGGCTCTTGCATCGTAAGCGCCTTGGTAGCCGTACTTTTCTTGCAGGTAGGGAATGGTCGAGCCGATGTTTTGATTGAACTCGCGCATGAATCCAGGGGATCCAGGATATGCATCTTTGCCGGGCTGCTTCACGTGGTACAGCTCGTGGCCAAGCGTTTGAGCAGCCTGGGCTGGGGTGAAGTCACCAGAGTTCACCAGCATCACCGTGTCCTTGGTGCCGGGGTAATACCGGTTCGGAACGTAAGCGTTCGCCTTGTCCTCGCCCATGTTGATCGGAGGCTGGTTGCTGGCCATGATCTGCACGTCGGGACGGTACGTTGCCCAGGCCGGGTTCATGTAACCGCTCTCCGCTGCGTTGATGAACCGCTGAACATAGTTGTCCTTCCCGATCGTCTCGAACACGGGCAGGTTTTCGTATCGCGCCCGCATGCTGCCTTCAGGCGCTGCGTTGGCAAAACGGCCAACTTGATCGGGGCTGGCTACGCTGAACGTTCCGGGAATTCCTGAATATGGCGCAGGACCCGTGGCGCCCTTCTGGCTTCCAAACGGAGCGGCCAGGATTCCGCCTTCCTCTTCCACCTCTGTTTTCGAGGGACCAAATGCCATCGAGGCCTGTTGCTGCAAATTCGGAATGTCGTACTTGCTCGCAAGGCTAGACAGCAAAGTCTTGCCGATGTTTGATCCCTGTATTCCGCCCGTCAAAGCGGATCTGGCAACGTTTCCGCCCATCATGGCGGCCGGCACAGCTGCGCCAACGGCGCCTTTGACAGCGTTGGCGGCTCCGCCCGTCAAGCCGAGCGACTCAGATGCAATACCGCCAAGCTGCGATCCGCCGAATCCGGAGATCCCGCCGAGCGCTCCCTGCAGCGCATCTCCGCCGCTGGATGTGGATCCGCCCATGCCCTGCAAAGCAGCGCCGGTCAGACCGCCAAGGCTGGTACCGTATCCGCCAAGCGCTCCGCCTATTGCGCCAGGCAACACGCCAGCACCGCTTACCGCGCCCTGCGCCGCGCCGGTCAGGGCACCGCCAAGCACTTGAGAGCCGGTAGACCCAAGGCCGAGGTTCATAGCTTCGTTGGCCGCTCCTCCAACCGCCGTGCCCAGGCCGCCGCCGATCGCGCCTCCCAGGGCGCCTTTGAGCGCGTTGCCGCCTGATGCGGCGGAGCTAAGACCTCCGATGACCGCGCCGCCAAGAGCGCTGGCTGCAGCGCCTGATGCGCCAAGGGCAGCGCCAATTGCGGTGCCAACGCCGGGGGCAACAATACTCAAAGCGATCGGCGCGATAGCCTTAATCAATCTGCCTGCGCCGCCTTTGAACTCGGTTAAGCCGGTGGTCGGGTTGACCGTTCCGCCTCCACCCATGTTGGTCAGGAGCCTTACCGACTCGGGCGAGAGGTGAGCCAACATCGTATCGCCACCGCGGCCGGCGGCGGCAACGGCGTTGACAGCGCCACCCTTGGCGTATTTTTGACCCTGCATTCTGTCGAGCAGTTTGTAAAGCAAAACAAGCAGCGACATAACGATCTGAGGATCGTACTGCTCAGGCAAATCGCCTGGCTGGGCATAGCCCTCCTCGATGGCTTTGGCGCGGACCTCTGGGTAGCTGGACGGGTTTTGAACAACCCGCTCGAGCTCGTGGACCATCGACTCGATCACCTCCGGCGTTACGCCAGGAGCGTTTGCCAGTCGAGCCTCGGCAACGTCAACGCCTCGGGCAATCTGAGGATCTGAGCCAATGCTCTCACTGCGCAGAAGATCGAGCAGATCTTTTGAATTCTTTGGAGCCCGCGCCACGGGACCACCGTCGGCGTACTTCTGGACCAAGCCGCCAAGCGCGTATGCGGGAACGTTGCCCGCAAAGCCGCCGTCGGAAAACTTGTAAGCAGAGGTCGGGTCCTGCTTGGCATCGCTGTTGTACATGTTCGCTTGGTTCATGTTCGACTGGTTCATGACCACGCCTCCTTCTGCGTATTTGTTAACCAGGCCGCCTAAAGAAAAGTCGCCCGGGTTTTGAGATTGCATTTTCAAAAACTCTTCATTCGTCAAGAAGCGTTGACCCGTGGTGCGCAGACCCTCTTCGCCAAGATCAACCAGGTTGGTGTTTCCAAGATCGCTAACGCGACCCCAGTTGCCCGAGCGCACAAAGTCTTGCACGAACGGCAGCAGGTGTGCGTCCGGTTCGTCCTTGTACCCAGCGCTCTTTACGCGCAAGCGCTGGCCGGGATCCTTCTTGCCGGAGCCTTTGATCTGGACGATTTCGGGCTCGAAAGGGCCGAGTTCAGGAACGTAGTAATTGCGATCTGGATCAAAACGCCAACGGAAGTTCGGATCAAGAATATTTCGTCTCTTTAAATCTTCGTAAACATCCGGGGGGAGCTCACTCTCGCGAAGCAAGCCTTCTGCGTTTTTACCAGGCTTGACCTCAATCGTCACATGCGGCTGGCCATTCTCATCGCGCAGGCTGTAAATTCGGCTGCGTCCCTCTGAAACGTCCGGGCAGTACCCGCCAACGCAGTGGCCCATGGTCTCGCCTTCGTACTTGAGGGCGTCTTCGAGGGCTTGATTGTTGATGGTTTTATGTAAATGTTTTACAGCTTGTTCTTCGGATTTAAGACCAGTGGTGATGTATTTACCGGATTCTTTGTCAAATATTGCAAGCGTTTCCGAGCTTGGAGTTGGGCGTCGAATCTCGTAACGATCGGGGGCGGACCAACCGCTAGGCATCTCTTGATTTTTGAGCTCCACCCACTTGTACCCCTGGTCCGGGTACTCCTTCACAACCTGCGTGGCTGGGTTCATAGCACGAGCCATGTCGGCCTCGGCTTTTTGCGCCGCACGCCACTCGTTGATCTTTGCCACGCGCTCAACGGCCTGGGGAACGGTCACCTTGTCGAGGTCGGAGTACTTCCAGCTCAGGTGCGCTGGCAAACCGGAGTTGGGGTTGACAGCGTTGCGAAGCTCGTCAACGAGGTGCGGGAAGCCGAGCGCGCCACCGGAATCACTGTAAGCGCCATACGTCATTGTTTCTGGTGGAACTTTAAGAAGCCATGGGTTTTCAGCTTCAATACCTTGTGTTGTAAGACGATTTTTTGCAGGAAGATTGTGCAGCGCATAATCTGCCGCAGCCTCCCAGCGCTTGGCCTCTTCGGACTGACCAAAACCTTTAGCGGGAAAGCCAGCAGACTCTCGGCGAAGGGCCATTGTGTCGCCAAGGTAAGTATTTAAAGGCGCAACTTCTGAGTGCGTGACGCCCTGCTCAGCCAACGCACGCAGAGGGTCTTCTGGGGTACCCATCTCGTTGCGCATATATTTGGCCAGTTTGGTTTCAAGCCATCGGTTCAAAGCCGAATTCTGGTTATGCATGTCCAGAAAATATTTTGTTCCCTGAACTTTGTCAGCCGAAAACATATCCGGGTTATTGACAATGTTGCGCATTTCCTCGAATTGCCGAGCGGGAAGCTCGTTAAGACGCATCGGCTCAATTGCTCGCTCAACGCTTCCAGCCAGCCAGTTACCCCCCTTCGGCTTCACCACATGCGCTCCAGACTGCCCGGCCGCCAGCGCAAAGTCTCGAGCGGCTCGGCTGACCGCGGAGGGGAGGCCTGCAATCGCACGCAGAGGAGAGCCAGGACCGGTGTAAAAACCGCCGCCAAGCTGGCCCGCCGTTGTAAACGCCCGCCCGGCCGGAGTCTCGCTGACCGATCGCATCGGCAGGCGCTTTTCCACGTCCTCGCTGGTGGGAAGCACAGTCTGCTCGGACAGGCCGGGCAGCATGCGAATCAGCGACTCGATGTCGCCAGGCGCTCCCAGCACGCCGGATACCGCGCCGCGGGCCAGGGCAACAGGCACGTCAGCCGCTGCACGGCGATCATTCAGCTCGGGGCGGCGGCGACCGGCAGAGCGGTAGCCAATGTATGCGCTCAGATCATCGGCCACGGTTGCACTCCTTGATGTAGTTGAGGGGGCCTTGAACTACGCCGCCTTGTTTAAATTTTTTGGACTTCAGGAACTCCAAAGCCGGCCCCTCTAGGCGGCGGAACAGCTCAACGTCGGTCACATCGGGATCTGGAGCCAGTTGCTTTCTCCCGAGCTCAAGCTCATGACGGCCAAGTCCTTTGCCAGCTTGGTACCGCATCATCAGCAACGGCGCCGCCTCTTCAAGCAGGATGCTGATATCGTCGTCGCCTTCCAGGTAGGAACGCATGATCGGGTCGTCCAGAAGGCCACGCAGCGAACCGGAAGGTCGAGCGGCAAATTGAAGCTCCTGGCGAGCCTTACTGAACGTTTTGGGGTCCAGGACATTGACTGGATCCCGCGTGGCAAAAAAGTTGTAAGCACTTTGGCGCAGGCCGCTTTGTCGGTTGGCCGGAGTGGCAATCAGCGTTCGCACATCGCGGCCCGCGGTCGGCCCCCACTCGGTCGTATAGAACTCCAGGTCGGGTCGGCTTGGATTGACAGAAAACGCGCCACCTGCGCCACCCGGGTGCGTGTGGAAGTCAACGATGGCCGGAGCGCCTGGTGCTCGACGAGCAGCACTGATGTCAAATCGATTTGGCGTGACGGCGGACTCTTTGCCGCGGGTAATGGCGGATGCGCCGCCTTCGTCAGCCAGTCCGATGACCGAGTGCTCGCGACCAGTCTGCGCAGTCTGGCGCAGCGCCTCACGAATCACATCAGCTTGCTGAGGAGCCTCGCGAGCTAACAGAGCGCGAAGTTTTGCGAGAGCGGATAAGCCTGGCATAGCCTCACCACTTCACTTTGTTCGCCCAGTACGCCGCGCTCGACGGGCCCTTGGCGATATTCGACGCATGCCGCGCCTTAAACGAGGCCCGCTTGTCCTTCGTGGCCTGCGACTCACCTGGCTTGGGCTTGCCAGCCGTCTTGGCTCCCTGCTCGCCGAATCGGATCACCTTCTCGGTGCCGTCATAGCAGGCTTTGACGATGTGGGACTTCTTCGGATGGTCCGGCGTGCGCTTCGGTTGATTGCAAGCCATCTCGGATTTCTTGGCGGTCTTTGTCATTTAGACCTCCGAGCGGCACGAATGTTGTCGACCATGTTCGGGTACGGACGACCCGCCTTCTCCGCGGCGCGCTTCGCACTCGACTTTGCACTCGAAGACAACGCCTTCGGTGCGCCCAGGGAGCTGGGGCGCTTCTTGTCCCAGATCGGCTTTGCTGACGGTTTAGACGGCATACGGGTTTACCCTTCCTTCGCGACGATGGGGCCGATCTTCGTCAACGTCGCGTGCTTGTGGCAGCTCGAACCAGCCGTCGTTTTTCAGGTAGATGACCGCCTGCGTGAGAGTGTCCACGTAGTCGTCATGTTCCGCGACGGGGAACTTTGCCACTTGGTTCAAGAACGGCTGCGCCCAACTCACAGGCTGGCCGGGGTTCTTTGACGACTCCGGGATCCACAGCAGTCCAAGCTCCAACGTCGGCGCGGTCTGGTGCGCCCTCGACACCTTGTCCGCTTGTCCGGGATTGTAGCCAACGGCGGGCACTTTGGCCAACCTCAAATCTTGCAGCAAGGACTGGCCCGAAGCCTTGGCCTCCACCAGAAGCCGATCCGGACGCCTGCCCTTGGTCGGCATGCCCGCCTTGGGCGACTTGTCCGCCCCGTACTCGCTCGTCCAGTCCCGGATCACTTTTGCGCGAAGCTCCGGGTAACCCAGGTGCTCGTCCCAGGCGTCAAGCAGCATCGCGTTTCGCAGGCCGCGGTGCGTAAACACGCCCCAAACCGTGCAGGCCGTTGGGTCACCCGTGGTCCGCTCGGTGAACGCGCAGTCGTAGCTTTGCAGGATGTACTCAAACTGCGGCAAGCGTTGCGCGGTGGGCCAGAGGTTGAACCTGTCGGTTTTCAAGATTCCACCCTCTGCGGGCGAAGGCTCCTGCTGAAGCTGCCCGGCCGTGCCGTAGGTGCCAAGCAGTTGCTTGAGCTTCGTGATCTCCGCCTCTCCGAAGCGTGCGGGGCAGATCAGCTCGCCCTTCTCGCGCCGCGGGTCATAGGGGCCAAGCATCGTTTGACGGCTCTTTCCGTCCCACTCGGCCGGGATGCAGATATGCTCCCACCCACCGATGTCGTTCAGGATGTGGCCGCTGACGTCCTTCTCGTGCAGGCGCTGCATGACCGTAACCATGGCGTCGGTCTTAGGATTGTTCAGTCGGGTGGACCAGACCATGTCGAACCACTCGAGGGCGCTTTCACGCATCGTGTCCGACTGCGCATCCTGGGCGCCGTGCGGGTCGTCGAGGATTAGGCGCGAGCCACCCTCACCGGTTGCGGTACCGCCAACGGACGTGGCCAAGCGGTAGCCGGTCTTGTCGTTCTCGAAGCGCTGCTTGGCGTTCTGATCGCCCGAGAGCGAAAACATGTGGCCCCAGCGTTCCTGGTACCAGGGCGACTGGATCAAGCGCCTAGCCTTCAGGTTGTCGCGAATGGACAGCGTGCCGGAGTACGAGGCGGCGAGGAACTTCTGCTCGGGCTGGGCAATCCACTCCCAGGCACACCAAGCCACCGACACGATCGTCGACTTCGAATGCCGCGGCGGAATATTGATCAAAAGCCGCTGAATGTCGCCCGAGCTTACGGCCTCCAGGTGCTCGCAAATCAGCTCGATGTGCCAGCTCGGCACAAACGGGACGCCGGGCTCCATGACGTGCCAAGCCTGCTGCACGAACTCGTACAAGCTGGCGCTGGCCTTTCGCCTGGCCTGCTCTTTGGCGATCAGGTCCAGCACAACGGCGGGGGACATCGGGGCGTTCATTGAACGAAGATTTCCCCGCGCTCGAGCTTATCGCGCTGGTCCATGGCGTTGTGCAGAATCACGCGGTCGTCCTCCTCGTCCGGTTGAGGGTGGCACCAGCACTGGCAGCTCGGCTCATGATCTCGCCAGTCGTTGATCGGGATGATGTGCCAGCGCTCAACGTCGTCACCTGGCGCAACCGACGACGCCGTCATCCGTGGCTGATCGCTTCTTGCAGCAGGCGGACGGCATCGAGCTGCGCGTTCAAGGTCCGCGTATCAACGTGGCCCGTCTCGGTAAGCGCCGAAGCCTGCGCCACGCACTGTTTCCCGAACGCGTCCAACAGCGCCACAATTCGCGCGCGCTCGTAGACGATTAGGGTTTCCCCGTATTCGGTCACCATGTCCTCGGGATACAGCGCCTGGAAGCGCCCGCCGTGGTCCAGCAGCGCGTCGATCGGGGATTCGGGCAAGGTTGGTTTTTCGAGCGTCATTCGTTGCTCCAGTTAAAGCGCGCGCACTGTTCATCGGTGGCAAGTAAATCGTCCGGCATGTCAACGCGATCAATCCATGTGTCAAGCAAAACATGCAAAAAAGCGCGGTTGCGCTGACCAACCGTAAAGCCGTTGCTTGTCTTCAGCGGGTCGTTTATCAAGCCGCTAAATTCTGAATCGCGTTTGATTGAAAACTCGTCGCGGTCAGAATCGATATGCGCGTATGAGCTTGGGCGATTAAATCCGGAAATGATGGTGTAGCCTTGTTTTTTCATTCGTTGGGACCTTTCGCTTTGGACATCAGGGCTTGCATTTGAGCGAGCTCAGCATCGCTCAGGTTTTTGAAGTCGACACTGGCCACGGTAATCGCGCCGCCGTCCTTGCCGGTGTGCTCCACGTGCTGCGTCTCGCGCCAGCCTAGCTGCGTGGCGCCCCAGTACCGCATCATGCCGGAGTCGCCAGCCAAAACCTTCTGAAAAATGCTTTTGGTCACCTGGGCATTTGCCTTGGCCTTGCCCCTGACCAACTCGTCTCGAAAATGCTCGCGCAAGGTGTCCAGGCTAATTCCATCACGAATCAACGCGCAAATGTGGTCCTGAGAAAGACCGTAACCCGACAACGCCTCGACCTGACGCCGCTCTTGTTCGGTCGGCACAAACGCCGGACGACCAGCGCCAGACCGCGCTCCACCATGCGATTTAGGGACCCCGTGGGGGTTAGTGGGTTTTTCAAGTCTCGGCTTTTTGGTCGCCATTTTTCACCTCAGCAAAAGTTTGTCCGGTCTCAGCCAAAGTGGCCTGTTTCCCGGTGAACTGCTCCCAGCGCGTCACGATGACGTCGCAGTATTTTGGATCCAACTCCATCAACCGTGCAACCCGTCCGTTTTTCTCGGCCGCGATCACGGTGGTTCCAGACCCCCCAAAGCTGTCGAGCACCAGGTCACCGCCTTTGGTGTTGTTGAGCATCTGGTACTCGAACAACGCAACGGGCTTCATGGTCGGGTGCTCGCCGTTTCTGGACGGCTTGTCGAATTCCAGGATTGTCGTCTGTTTGCGGTCTGCTGCCCAGAGGTGGCCGGCGCCTTCTTTCCATCCGTAGAGGCATGGCTCGTGCTTCCAGTGGTAGTCCTGGCGTCCCATGACCATCGACGACTTCATCCAGATGAGGCACTGACGCACGGTCCAGCCTGCGTCTTTTGCTGCACCGCGGAAGTTGTAGCCCTCAGAGTCTGCGTGCCAAATGTAGAAAACTGCTCCGGGTTTCATAACCGAATCTGCTGCAGTGTAAGCATCGCGCAAAAACTGCCTGAATTGCTCGTCCCCCATTTCGTCGTTCTTAATTGTGAGGGATTCTTTTGTTTTGCCCTCATAAGCCACGTTGTACGGGGGGTCGGTCAGCCACATATCCACAAGCTGTCCTTCGCACAATTTGGCAAGGTCGTCCATGCTGGTTGAGTCCCCGCAAAGCAGCCTATGCTTGCCCATGACCCAGATGTCGCCTGGTTTTGTGACGGGATCCGGCGGTACCGGTGGAGCCTCGTCGGGGTCGGTCAGTCCGTCGGTAAGCTCCTCGGGCATGAGGGCGTCGATTTCGTCCTGGGTGAAGCCGGTAAGCTCCATGTCGAAGCCTTGCTCGAGCAGGTCTTTGAACTCGAGGGCGAGCATTTCGTTGTCCCAGCCGGCATTGAGGGCGAGTTTGTTGTCGGCGAGGACGTATGCGCGTTTTTTGGCGTCGGACCAGCCTCGGGCTACCATGACCGGCACCTGGGTCATTTTGAGGCGCTGTGCGGCCATTGTGCGGCCGTGTCCGGCGATTATTCCGCCCTCCTCGTCCACCAAGATTGGCGTAGTCCAACCCCACTCCTTGATCGAGGCAACCAGCTGTGCGATTTGCTCGTCGGAATGGGTGCGACTGTTGCGTGCGTAAGGGATCAGTTTTTCGATCGGCCACTGCTCGATTTTGTCAGCCGGATTTCCGGTGAGTTTTTCGGCGGTGATTTCTGTGTTAATTTCAGCGGGCTGTTTTTTCATGCGTGCTCCGGTTTTTGAGGGGGTTGTAATTGAGTTGTGAATTATGCAACAGTTGTGCTTGGCACAGGATGGCACAGGTGGAACAGGATAAAAGCAGACATTTTCACCGTATTCTTTCTTGCGCGTGTGTGTGCGTGTGTGCATGTGAATATATGCGTTTTATCCTGTGCCATCCTGTGCCAAAGTTAAAAAATATAATGAAATCAAAGGGTTATGAGTTTTTTTGATCCTGTGCCAAAACGATTTATCCTGTGCCGGCACAAGATGCATCCTGTGCCAAACGTGAAAATCAGAAAGGTTCACCATCCGATTCCCAATCGTGACGCAGCCGAACGCCGGTGTAAAGGTTCAATCTTGTGCCAGAACCGTCCGTGGCACAGGATTCTTCGCCTCCTGATCCTGTGCCAGAAGGCCGCGGCTGACTGCGTTTGATGTCCGGAAAAGCCGCCGACAAATGCCGTCCAAACGTCACTTTTGTGCCCGCGTGATCCCGGCCTTGAGCCTCGCACCACTTCTTCCAGGCCTTGAAAAGCTCCCCGCGATCGACCTGCGCCTGCTCGCTGAGAACGCACATCTCGTCCACAAAAGCCCGGATCGGGCTGGTCTGATCGACCAGGTCGGAGGCCAGCTCGTCGGCTGATTTGGGCCGCTGGAAGTACCCGCGCTGGTTGAGCCGGGTCAAGCCTTCGAGGGCCCACAGGACGATGCCAGGCAGCTCTTTTAGCAACCGGGCGGTAAGGCCATGGTCTTCCTTGCCCAGAAAGCTCGTGTTGAACTTGAAGGGCAAAAAACGGTTCGCCAGGGCGGCGGAGGCGTCGGAGAAAGCCGGCAGCTCGTTAGAGGCCAGCACGAAGCGGATGGCCATCTTGCCAGACCATGCGGTCATGTTCTTTCGGTCGATCGTGATGGTGTCCTCGCCGGATATTCTCAACAGGTTTTCCACAATCGGTTGCTGGTCCGCGCGGCCGGACAAACGGGCGTCCGAAATCATGGCCAGGCGCTTGCCGATCAGGGGCTGCAGGCCGAATTGCGTGCCGATGGACGCCAGACTCGGGCTCACCCGGTTGGCATATCCAACCAGGGCCTCCAGGACGCGCAGGATCGTGCCCTTGCCGCAACGGGGTGGGCCGATCAGCATGAACATCTTTTGCTGGCTTGTGTCGTCGGTCAGGAGGTAGCCAAAAACCTCGGCCAGCGTGCTGATGGACTCGGGGTCGTCGGGCCACAGGCTGTGCAGAAATTTCAGCCACTCAGCGGGCTCGTTGGCGCTTGGGTCGTAGTCGAAGTCCAGGCTCGAGATGCAAAAAAGCCGGTCGGTGGACGGCATGATGGTGCGCGTCGGATGGTGCAAGAACCCGTTTTGGAAGGCCACGATCTCGTGCGCGGGAAAGTCCGTGGGCTTTGGATCGATCCAGACCTGGGGCTCGGGCAGATCGGCGTAGCAGACCGCGCGCAAGGCGTGGGCGACGTCGTTGACGGTTGAGGTTTTGGGGTTGAACGCCACGGTCTCTGAGAGCTTCGTTTTTGGGTCGGTCCGAAGCGTCACGCACCGTGCCATGAAATGGTACAGCCGCTGATCGATATATACCCGGTCCCGGGTGACGTAGCGGGTGGTGTCCCAGCTGTAGAACTCCCCCCGCCAGTGGATGATGCGACCCTTCTCGGGCAGCGTCTCGTGGAAAAGCTCCGCCGTTTTCATAGGCGAGCTCGAGAAAATCATCGGCTGGTCATAGGTGTCCGGCGGTATATCGTCCGGCCCATCGTTGGGTGAGGGCTCGAATATGGGGGCGTCGTCCTCGAAATATGGGGGCGAATATAGGGGCTCCTCGATTTCGGGGTCCGGCTCGGGAGGAGGTTCTGGGGGTGGCTCATCCGGTGAGCCTGCCTTAAGGATTGAATCCTCGACCGCCATCAGGCCCTCGGCCACGTGCAGGTCGTTGAAGTCGGTACCGGTACCGCGATCGCCCGACCACAAGGGGATGGCCAGAAGGGCGCCGGTGGCCTTGGCGGCCTTGCGTGCGTGGGTCACGCCCGGGTTGCCTTTGGTCTGAAAGTCGTCGTCTGCGGCAATGATGAGCCGCACATCGGGCAGCGCCGCGCGGATCTTCAGGGCGACGTTTTCCAGGTTTCCGGCGTGGAAGGCCACCACGGTGCAGTAGTCTGTGGCCATGCGAATCGAGCAGCAGGTCGCCCAGCCCTCGGCGATCACCACGGTGTCTTTGGGCTTGCCTAAAACAGTGTATGCTCCGGCAGAGGGCGTTCCTTGAAGGAATTTCTTTGTCCCGTCGGATTTGATGCGCTGCAGTCCGACCAGATTTCCGGGGCCGTGGCGCATCGGAATCAGGAGCTCATCGCCCAGCATCCGGGCGCCTTCGGGGGTGATTTGCTTGCGCGGCGGGTACGGGTGACCAGACGGGTCGACGGCGCGGGCCCACATCTCTGCGGCCTTCGTTGCCGCTGCCTCCCGCTCTC